ATGCGTAATGGCCTGAGCCTGAAGTGGGTGATCAGCGGCAGCTTCCTGTTGCTGATTGCCGTGGTGTTACTGATCTACAGCCAGCTGTTGCCGGTGTACACCGTACGCGGCCTGCTCTACACCGCCAGCGCGATGATGGAAGAAGAGGCCCAGTACTTCGTCAGGCACTACAAGAAGGATCCGACCACGCCACCCCCTCATAACTACTTCTTCGAAGCGGTCATCGGCAAGGAAGCCCTGCCGCCAAGCGTGCGACAGATGCTGGAGGCCCCGCCGAGCATGTCCTTCGGTGCCGTTCAGGTGTTCGGTGATACAGACTCCGATGACGAAGACGCTGAAGTCCGGGCGGTCCTCTCCCAGCCGCTGGGCGACGGCAAGACCCTTTACATGTATGACATCGACCATGACCACGAAGAGGGCGGCGAGGTCGAGACGCCGCTGTCCGATGCCTACTTTGACCGGGTGCTGCAGGGCGTTGCGTTCATCAGCCTGGCGGTGTTCGTGCCGGCGCTGATCATCATCGCCCTGTTGGTCTGGTGGTTGGTGCGGCCATTGGGGCGCCTGGCGCAATGGTCCAGCACCCTGCAGAACCCGGATGCCATGGCCAGTGAGCGGCCTGATTTCAGCTTCAAGGAGTTCAACATGCTGGCCGATGCCCTGGCCCAGAGTGTGGAGCAGGTGCAGGCCGCCAGCCAGCGTGAAGGTCGCCTGTTGCGCTACACCAGTCATGAGCTGCGCACCCCGCTGGCAGTGCTCAAGGCCAATATCGAACTGCTGACCCTGCAGGCCGGCGGTGTCCTGCCGTCCTCCCTGCAGCGCATCGAACGTTCGGTGCTGAACATGCAGCTTATCGCCGAGACCTTGCTGTGGATGAGCCGCGAGCGTCCCGAACCGTTGCCTGAGGAAGACATTGACCTGAGCGAACTGGTGGGCGAGCTGATTGACAAACATCGCTACCTGATCGGCAACCGGGATATCGAACTGCTTGTCGACATCCACAACCAACCTTGCCGACTGCCCCCCACCGCGTGCCGCATCGTGATCGGCAACTTCCTGCGCAACGCGCTGCAATATGCCGAAGAAGGCCAGGTGGAAATCAGCTTCAAATATCCCCGGCTACTGATTGCCAACCACATCAGGGAAGCCAAGCCACGGGAGGATTCCAGCGATTTTGGCTACGGCCTGGGGCTGCAGTTGATGCGCCAGTTATGCGCGAAATTGGGCTGGCAGATTGATGTGATTCTTGAGCAGCAGCGTTTTACGGTGGTTCTTGAGTTTACGAGTTTGCGGGACGTCGAGAGTCTGGGGGCGGGGGAATTGCGCAACAGCTAGAACGTTGCGGCGCACAAAAGATGAGGGCGCCCCTTTCGAGCAAAGCCTCGCGTATCACGTTTTTTTCATGGATGTGCCGTGATGACGCCCGTGCAGAAACTGGCCGGGCGTCTGTCAGGGAGGTGTCTCGGTAATTTAAGTTGTTTTTGAAAATTGCCATAATTTTCCGAGTCAACGTTCTTAGGGTGAGACGGAAGCATTATCTATTTTCTGCTTGATCGATTTTAAAATTACGTCAACAGTGTGTGCCTCGGTAGTTCCGCCATCACTTTTTTCTATAATTGATTTTGAACGCTCAGTATCGCCATAAAGTTTGTAGATAGCAGCTAGGAAACCTTCAGCGTCACCAAATGGTGTTGCTTCATAAGATTTTTCCGCAAATGAAATAACCATGGGTTTTACTTTTTGTGGCTCTTGGCGGGTCAGGAGGTCAGAGGCTTTAAGTCTATAAATGGTAGATATTAAATTCTTGTCCGCAAAAACTTGGAAATCTGATTTTTTTTCCTCGGTAAGCTCATTGTTTATCTTGTCTAATAGTTTATCCATGATGCGTAATGCTTTTTCGTGCTCTCCTTTGAAATAGATGGTCATGGCCCCAAGAAAAATATAGGGGGTGCTGTTTTCTTTATAGCATTTTTGAAATAAGTTGGCATATTTTGCTCCCTCTTCTTTGTTGTCGCTTATTGATGCCAAGCCTAGCATTGAGCTGTATATGGAGCATAGTTTTCCAATATCGGTGATGGTTTTTTCTTCTCTTAGTAGTATGGTCTTTGCCTCGTTATACTTTCCCTGGTCGATTAGATTTTTGGCGTCATACATGTCGAGATTTTCATCATCAAAAGATGTGCTGGAGTTCGCAAAAACAAAACCACTTATAAATAAGGCTAAAAGGCCTGCTAAATGGTTTTTTGGCTTTGAGGTTGTTTTGATAATTGGCATGCTACGATATGAGTTATACATTATCACTTCTCCACTTCAATCGCAGTAGGGCTGTTTTTTGGATGACGGCCACTGCGCCTAATCATTTGCACACTATCGCCATAGACAGTCGAAAACTCGAAAATAAAAGCGGGTGTGTCGAGAAGATATCATGAAAGGTGATGTTGCCTGCTCGGACCTAATCCCATTATTTGGGTTGCGAAAGTCTCGGCCGGTTCGCCCTGGTGCAACACCATCTGCTCGGCACGCTCCTTGGGCGTGGCCGGGTCCAGCCATTCCCTGACCAGTTCGATCGGCAGGACGCCGTGAGGAGTGGAATTGCGGGGCAGAGTCTAAAATTGCGGAGCAGAAAAGATAAGGGCCTGCGTGAAGTATCTCACGCAAGCCCTTGATATCTATGGTGCCCGAACCCGGAATCGAACCGGGACGCCCTTACGAGCGGGGGATTTTAAGTCCGCATTCAAAGCTATATAAATCAATACGTTATCGTCGTATCCGGTCCGCAATTGTTTTGGAAACGAGGCCTTGAAGGCCTTTGTTTTCAAGGGTGCAAAATTAATTGCGGAACGGATTTTCACTTGGTTGGAAGCACTTTCAGGCCCTTGCGGCGCCGAATATATTGCTCTGTCATTCCGACAGTTGTATGCCCGAGTTGATCTCGTGCATCACGGATGCTGCCTGTCGATTCCTCCTTGTCCGTTGCAGCTTTTGCGCGCAGGTCGCGCATCTGAAACGCAGACTTTTCAATCCCGGCCTTCAACCTGGCCGCGTCAAATCTCCCTCTGAGCATGCTCGCCGTCATCGCCTGTCCGTTGTCCATTACAACGAGCTTGGTTGATCGAATCTTGTGCCCCTTTTTCCTTTCAAGAATGCGGTCAATGACCACCTTCAGCTCACCAACAACCTCAATCCGGCGCTTCGCACTGGTCTTTCCCTGCTTGATGAGCAACTGACCATCGAGTAAGTCGCGCTCGTCCATCTTCAGTGTGTCGCCAATGCGCTGGGCGGTGAGGTAGAACAGATCTAGTGCGTCCTTGAGTGGCTGGTCCGCATGCAGGTACACCGTAGCGAGCATCTCGTCTTCTACGTAGGTGTCCCGGCCGGTCTCCTTGTTCCCTTTGATGCCGGCACAAGGGTTTGCGAGTGACGTATAGCCGCTCTGGCGCGCGAAGTTCCAGATTGCGCTGAGTAGAGCCTTTTCCCGATTGGCTCGCACCTTTGCCGTTTTCGACCGATAGCGGAGGTACTGAACAACATGCTTCGGCTCGATTGCTTCTAACGGCCCGGGCGGGTCATTGAAGAAGACCAGCAGTTGCTTCAGCTCGCGAATGTTGTCTTTTTGGGTGGCCATGGACTTTGTCGGTACCACTTCATCCATGTATTTGTTCGCTACGTACTCAAATGTCAGCACCTGGGCGACGATTGCATTGGCGGCCCGGCTCTTTTCAAGTCGGGCATACTCAACAATTGCGGCACCGTAGTCAGATCCTAGAGCGATCTCCCGGCGCGGCTTATCACCTGCGTCGTAGTAGTAATAAACCCTTCCCCCGGGGCGCAGTCGCTTTCTCAATCGGGGAATGCTGCCGGGGTTAGTGGGTCGTCTTGCCATTTATTGAATTCCCATCCGAGGCTGCCATTCGACTTTCTCAGGCTGCCGGTCATGTTTTCCAACTAGTAGTGATGCGGAGATCACGCATGGCCAGCCATTGCGTTTGATGGTGTGGCGAATGCCATTTCGGGACAGGACAAGTATCTGCCCGGCTTTCGTCTTGGCGCCTGTGAGCTCACAGACATCTTCATGCGATAGAAACTGAATGTCGTCCATGCCTACCTCCCGCCGCCCGCTGTAGGCCGCGCTGTCTTGATGATGTGGATGATGAAACCGAAGGTGAGCAGCATCCAGGCGACGGTGCCTGCGAATGCTGCGACCAAGGTTTGGTCGGTACCGGTGGAGAGCAGCTCCGGCACCTGCCAGAAAAACCAGAAGGTGGACCCCGCCACGTACAGCATGATGGCCGTCAGGAGCAGGGTGAGTTTCGTTGCGTACATGGGGTGTCCTTGCCGCTCTGGGCAGCAGAAGTTGATAGCGAAGTGCCTCGATGGCGAAGGGTGCGAAAAAGAGCTACAAATACTGTTCAACTTGCTCATGTGTCAGGGAGGGCGCGTGTCACACAATCTCGATGTTCCAGTTGTTCACGCCTATCGGGGGCATACGTTGTTTCTCAAGTTCGAATGGAGGCGACCAAACGATGACGTACCCGCATTTGCGAGAATCATTGAGCCGGCATCCGTTGATGGGTTGGGCGAAGTCGCCGCCGAGCTGACTGGTCCATGGCCTGACTATCCGGCGGCACTGGGTGACGCAATGGCAGCAGCGGAGCGATGGATCGACAGCCAGTTACCGTGAGTTCGCTCACCGGCAGGCATGTAGGGGGATTGGGGTTAGGCGCCCTTGAACGGGACGACGTTTTCGAGTTCGCGCTTCACGCCACCGGCATCGCGGAAGGCTTTCCATTCGGCATGGTGTGCTGGGCAGTAGTCGACGTTCGGCGCGACCTCGGTGGCGTGGAACTCACAGACCGGCCTGTCGCAGGTCTTTCCGTCGCCAACTGGGTAATCACAAAGCTGCGTTCCAACGTCACCGCATTCGGTGCAGTGCGGGCCAAAGTCGCCGCATAAGTGCCCGGTCGGCTTGCGGTCCTTGTCGTAGATCCGGTAGCACGCCATTACCCAGGCATCCTGTAGATGAAGACGTAGGCGAACCAGAGGGTGGCGATCATGGCGTCACCCGCTTGAACTCGACCACCCAGACCCATGGGTTAGCGTCCCAGTTGCCGCCGACGGATTGCCACAGATCGCGGAAGGCGGGCACCGGGTACTTGTGACATGCGCCACCTTCGTCGCTCGCGCACCACTCGCGTAGCGGGCCTCGGTGAACTCCCTCGGCAGCCGCCTGCTCGTAGGTGATGTCCTGCAACCGCTCGACGCGCACGTCGGTGATCTCCAGCAGGATGCGGCAGGCAGCGCGAGGCATGTGGATGCTGGGTTTGTACTTCAAACCGAAGTCTTTCCTTGCCTCGTCGCTGTGTGAACCAGGGCGGCAGTCGGCAGCGTAGGCGTAGCGCTGTAGCGGCCCGTCTGGGGCTGGGCGATGCTCGACGCCGGTGCCGCGCAGATCGATGAAAGTCTCGCGCACCCACAGGCGATCGCCTTTTTGGCCATACGGGCAGCCGCCGTACATTGCAAACTCAGCGGCGCATTCTTGCTCAGTCGCGCCGAAAGCGGCGAAACCCCAGCGTGGATGGTCTTGAACGACGGCAATCCACTGATGTTCCGGGGAATCAGATTTGCTACGGCTCGGGATCTGATTGCCTTTGACCAGGCGGCGCGTGACGGTCTTTTGTCCGGAAAGAATCGCGCGAACCATTGCACCGTTGAAAAGAATGGGCCGCTCTTTATGGAGTGGCTCCGGCGCCGGACGCGGCTTGGCCATTTTCGCCTGGCACCGCTTGCAGCTGACAAAGTCGCGCTTGTGGGTGCCATCCCACGACACCTCGGAATCTTCGTTAAGCCCGCAGGCGGAGAGCGACCAGCGCTCGTTATCCTGGGTGCAACCTGAGTCGACGATCAGGTGGTTTTTTCTGGCCATGAGTCGTCCTTGCCGGTATATAGTTTCGGTTCTTAGGGAGGGATAGAAATGTCATTGGATGAAGCGGGGGCTTGGCTTACTGCCAACGAAGTTCTTGCAACTTGGATTGGGGTCGCCTTAACGGTTATTGTTATTTTGGGTGGAGTGACTCGTCAGCTCTATCAAGCAATTTCTCGCAATGCAGGTAAGCGAAGAGTCGCGCGAGCAGAGGCTCTCGAAGCCCAAGAGGTGGCTAGAGGTGGCGCCTTAGTTGTAGAGCAGGCAGCTATAGAGTTACCGCTTCTGGCAAATATGGCAAACACAGCCGGAAGAGAGGAGTTACGGACGTTAGCAAGGAAGGCGGAGTGGCATCTTGGTGAAATTCGAGCTGCTGCGCTTCGAGCAACAGACAGCGCGCTCAAATTGGAACTGAGCCATGCAGCTCAAGGCGTCGCGGAATTCCGAGATGCCGTTATGAGTTGGCATGGCTTGCATGACTCTGATTTTACCCAGCGGTCAGCTGGTAGTGCGGCTGTAGAAAGAGTGCAAACTTCTGCCGAAAACTTAAAGCGCTGGGTTTAGGCTGACCTCAGTCCTGAGTGCCTGCTGTACTGCCTCGACAACCCGCCGCAGGTACGTGTACTTGTGGTTTTCTTCTACAGCCTTGCCGTCGAGCGGGTAATGCCATTCATCACCGAACAACTCGGTCAGAAGCCTGCTCTGATGCCAGCACTCATTCGGGCTTTCGATACTGCGCAATGAGTCGATGTCGTGCCAAAGCTCGCGGGCCTCGCCCTTGCTCAGTTCACCCAGTTCCCAGTCGTGTCGCCCGGTCTGTTGCCGGCGGCGCTGGACGATGCACTTCTTGGCCAGGGTATGCAGCGCGTTTCCGCTGAAGACCGTGGGGCTGATGCCGCGATCCAAGCAATTCAGGACATAGTCCCAACCGCAGTTCGTGACGAACTCGGCGACGGTACGTGGGCCCATGCCGCCCCAGTACGCATTCCAGCTGTTGTCCCAGCAGTTGATGGTGATCTTGCCCTGGGCCGTCTGGTAGTTCGGATCGGATTCGGTAGGGCAGTCGCGCCGCCCGAAGTCCTCAAGGAACACGGTTATCGGATCGAGGCGCGGCGCCCCGGTGATCACCAGCTTCGTGACTGTGGAGCGCTCAACCTGCAGCGGCGCGGTGATTTGGTTTTCTGTAGGCATGGGGAGTCCTTGCCGGGCCATGCCCGGGGTGTGGTGCTACGATGGCCCCTTCCTTCAAATGGGTAGGACCATGACCAAGCACGATATTTACGATGAGATCGAAGGCTTTCAGGTTTGGAACTACATGGAGTGCGACAAGGACGAGGAAGGCCGGGAGACCTGGCGAATCAACGTCGAGATAAAGCGCGGTGGTGAGGTGGTGGTGCCGGTTGTTGCCGGTGACCGAACCTATGTTGACCGTGGCCTGGCGCAGATGGCTGGGCGTGAGGTCGGGGCCAAGCTGATTGCTGATCGAGCTTAAAGCTGCAGCAGAAGGCGCCGCCCGATCCAACGGACCACGGTGACTGCCTTGCTGTTGCCGATCGCCTTGTAGCGGGGGCCGTCCGGGCACTCACTGGCTGGCTTGCCGCGCCATGGGATCATGGTGTGGTCGTCGGCCATGCCTTGGAGGCGTTCGCACTCGATCGGTGTTAGACGGCGCACCTGTGCTGGCGTCAGTAGCGCCGGAGGCGGGCTGCATGCATCCAAGGACGCGGTGTATTCCTTGTACCACTTGCCCGCGCCGCACGCTGAAGTGTGATGTAGCTTGGTGCTATAGGCGGAACTCGTAACGACATTCGGGCCGAGTGCTGAGTTTGTGTTGTCCAGCTGCTTTCCGTAGCTACTGGTTATGGTCTGGGCCGCCTCTCGGCAATACAGTGCATTTTCCTGGCCGTTGTTTCGACCCAGGGCAAAGGCCAGGTTGCTGCTAGTGCCTGGGTCTTGCGTGCCATGCACCACCAGCAAGCCTGATTCGGCATCCTGTTGGGTTACGCTGCCGGCCGCCTTACCGCTGGCCTGAAGCGTGCCTGCCACGACCAGCAGGCTTTCCCGGCTCTCATGGTCGCCGTATGGGTTGGTGGTAAGCGGTGCAGATACAACGAATGTCTCGGTCTCAGCATCCATCCGGGTTCCGCCCGGGTGTGCACTGAGGGCGGTTGCCACCTCTGTCTGCTGGCAGTTGGCTCCGCCTCCGAAGGCTACTGGCTGCAGGTGGCCAGCGGCTCCGTGGTCGACATCGCTGCCGCCGTCAGTGCTTCTAAGAGTGCCGGCGGGAGAGTCCGTTTTCGCGCCTCGGCTCGGCGCAGTATCCCGGCGCACGCCTTCGCGCTCAAAAAGTACCTCGGCGGGATCGAACCCGTCTCGAGCACTTGCGACAACGAACACACGACGGCGTGGTTGGGCCAGGCCGAAATATTGGGCGTCCAAGACCCTCCACGCGATTGTTCTTTTGGGTCCATACACACAACCAGCGTCCTGCCATTTCTTCCCTGGAGGCTGCAGCTCGCAGTCTTCCCCAGCAAGCGCGCCAAGAAAGCATCCGAAGGCGTTCCCTTTGTCGCTGAGGACGCCGGGGACGTTCTCCCAGACGATAACGCTGGCGGGCTTTCGCTGGCCGGCGCGAACATAGTCAACTGCATCTGCAAGCTCCACGTATTTGATGGTGAGGGCGCCGCGGGGGTCTGTGAGACCTTCGCGCATGCCGGCGACCGAGAAGGCCTGGCACGGGGTGCCGCCGACCAGCACGTCCGGCGCCGGGATCTTGCCGGCCAGCACCAGGGCGGCCAGCTTGGTCATGTCGCCGTGGTTCTGCACGTTGGGGTAGTGGTGGGCCAGGACCGCCGAGGGGAACGGCTCAATCTCGGCGAACCAGGCTGCTTTCATGCCCAGCGGGTGCCAGGCCTGTGTAGCGGCTTCGATGCCGCTGCACACGCTTCCATAAGTAATGGGCATGGGGATTCCTCGTTGATATGAGAACGTGAGAAGATTATTTATTTGGGGGAGGGGCGACATGGATCGTGTAGAGAGAATGGTGTCACGCGCAGATCGTGAGGCTAAAGACCTTATGTTTGTGATTGTTTTAGGGGTACTTGCAGCTCTTTCGTTGGCGACGGTTTTTTATATGTACCGTATGCATTTTTCTGGCGGTTTCTCTTTTAATGCGGGTGACTGGTCAGATTTTGGCGGCTACTTTGGCGGCGTACTCGGACCCATTGTGTCGGTATTAACGTTGCTGACGGTTTTCAAAACCGTATTTTTACAGAGAGAAATGATCAAGCTCCAAGATGAAACCTTTAAGGAGCAGATCAAGCAGGCCGAGGCGCTAGCCCTAGATTCGGCTCAGGCCAAGCTGGACGCAAGGAAGACAATTCTTCTTAATAGCTTGGATCGCACTATCAATACGTGCATCAGAGATGTAGAGCGATTGATATTGGAGAGGAATGAATCGCTAAAGTTTGTTATTTCATTGGAAGGTGGCAACCAAGAAATAAGCAGCGAACTAGTTGAAAGCCTTGAAAGGCTCCAGGGCGTCATTTCAGTAATAGAAGAGCGAAAGAATCAGTTGGAGTCTCTATCGTACATGATCACAGTAAGTGATCAAACAAGTATTGAAGATCTTCAAAATGAGTTTAAGTTCGGGATGAACAGAATTTTTGCTGAGCGTATGAGTTGATGGTTTTTCGGGCGCGCTATTTATAACTATGCTGCTTGGTCATTATGCTTTGGTGGCCACTCCGAAAACCCCACGCGGGGTGCCTTCGTCTTCGGGTTGATGATCGGCTTGCCCTTGGCGTCCACCAGCACGGCCTTGGCCCTGATCTGCATATCGCGGCACCTCAGTGTCTTGCGGGCCAGCTCAATGAACTGTTCGGCGTACTGCGGGGCATCGAAGAGCGGTGAGAGCTGGCGAACCGTACCCCCCCCATAATCTTCTCGGTACGCTTGGCGACCAGTTCCAGCCATTCGGCTTCGGGGATCGGCTCGACGCCACCAGGCGCCTTGCCGTTCTTCCGGGTGCCAGCCGTCTTCTTGCGGGCCTCGGTCTTGGCGACATCGAGGGTCATTCCAAACACTGCAAAGGTGCTCATGGGTTATCTCCAAGCGTGCGCCTGCCTCGCCGGCTGGCGTGATTGTTAGAAGTGGGGTATATGAAAGTGGCAGGGCCAAGAGGCCCCTAACTGGGATTTTGCTTTATGGATGCTGCAATTCTTTCCGGCGTTATTGGTTCTGTGTCTGCACTGCTCGGCGCTGTAGCAGGGGCATCAATTGCCGGATATTTCAGTTACAAGTCAGCGAAAATCCAGTTGGAACAAGCAAAACTGAGCGTTAGTGCGACTAGTGCACTGGCAATCCTCAATCAGCAGGGTGATCGTGCGGGACCCTTTTTTCTGGAGATCGAGTCCTTGATTCGGCTCATTCAAAAAGATGATTATCAACCCGAAGACGTCAAGGAGATCGCGCAGAGAGTCAATAATCAGCGCGCAATGCTTCAACCTCATCTTCCGCATGCGTTAGCGGTTGATGCTATTAAGCTTGGCCTGAGCTTTGACCGGCTCGCAAGATCCCGAGGATTTGAAGAGATTACTGGTGCTGTTCAGGAAATAAAGGAAAGTCAGACAAGGTTTTCTGCTGGTTACTATGAGTATCGTGAGTCCCTTATTTCTTTGTGCCAGCCTTCAGTTCATAGGAGTTAGCGGCCTACTGTTCCGCGGCGCCCTCCGTTGAGAGTGCGGCGCACGGTTGGCGTTAAACGGCGCGCCTCAGCTGATTGGTGAGCGGCGCCGGTAGGTTCCGCAACGTCAATGTACCGCCTTCCTCATCAAACTCGATCTTGTTGCCCAGTGGGTGCGCCTCGAAGCTGATTGACATACCTTCAGCCCTGCCGGTGAACCGCCGGAATTTGTTGAGGGTCTTCTTATCCGGCGGCAGGGTCTCGGAAAGTCCGTAGTCCTTCGCCTTGATGAAATCGTAGAAGTTCTTCGGCTGGTCTTCGTCAATCAGTCCCGACAGCTCGCCAAGGGTGATCGGCTCGCCCAGCTTGGCCTGGGCCATGGAGTAGCTGACAAGCGTGTGTGTCTTCTCACGTGCCGACTCTTCTGGCAGATCCTCGCTTTCAACAAAGTCGCTGAAGGCCTTGAGCAAGGTCCGGGTTTCGCTTGGGCCGTCGATCCCTTCCTGGCAACCGATGAAGTCGCGGAAGTACTCGTTGATCCTGCGGCCCTGCTTGCCCTTGATGTAGGAGATGTACTGCTTCGACTGCGGGTTGTTCTGCCACTCGCTGATGTTGATGCGGCAGGCCAGGCGAATGTGGTCCAAGTCCAGGCGCTTGATCGTCAGCAGGCTGAGCTCCTCGGTCATGGTCACTGCTTCGGTTTCCTGCACCAGGGCGATGATCAGGTATTCGGTCAGGCCTTGCTGATAGTGGCAGAAGAGGGCGTGCCCGCCGGTCGTCAGGTTCGACTCCTCCATCAACTTGACCAGGTGCTCGACAGCGATGGTGCTGAATTTGAGGAAGTCACCAACTCCAGCCAGGTACTTGCCGAGCCAGCCGCTGAGTGGGAAGGCGCCTGATTCAGCATGGAAGAAGCCCCAACCCTTGCCGGCGGTGCTGTTGTAGCTTTCGTTGAACTGGTGCATCAGATCGTCGCGGGCCTGGCTTTCAACCTGCTCGGATGCGCCCAGAAACAGCACGGCCGGGCTGCCATCGGGCTTTTTGTCGATCTTGTGGATTGCGCTGTGAAGTACGGGCATTGCATTTACCTCAGGTAAGCGCCGGCCTCCGGTGGCCGGTGGTGGCAATTTGGTTTTGGTTAGGGTATTAATCTAAAAACTAAAATGGAGATTAAGGCTTGAGAAAACTTGAATCTTGGGGTGTGGCTGCTACGGTTTTGTACCTCGCATTAGTTGGGTGGTGGGTTTTTCAGAATTGGCACCAGTTTCTATGTTTAAAACTTAATGAGCTTGGTGATTTTCTTGCAGGCACTTTTGGGCCAGTAGCGTTTTTATGGTTGGTTCTCGGCTTTATACAGCAGGGGCGTGAGATAAGGTTGAGTACAGATGCATTAAGGCTGCAGGCCGAAGAGCTGAAGAACTCTGTTGAGCAACAGGCTGAAATGGTAAGAATTCAGAATATAAACTTGGAGACTCAACATCGTTTGTTACAGCCTTTGTTTGAGATGCGGCATTTAGAGCGGCATCACTTTGAAGGGGAATTCTATGATGCCTTCGGTTTGGATAATAGTGGTGGTTACTGTGACTGCGTAGTTGTTGTTGTGTACGTTAAAGGCAAAGAAGTATATCGCCAAAACCTTGAGCCGTTGAATAAGGGGACGAACCGCAGATTTACTGTTGATTATTTAGAAGGGCAAGCTGAGATTCACGTTTTCTATAGGTCTCAGAATAACTCTGATGGCGTCCGAGTCTTTGATACATGTAAGTGGTACGGTGATGAGGAGGGCGACGAAGGCATTTCTGTTCGGCAGCGCCCGAGTTCGATATAGATTACATAGTCATTAGCCGACCTTTAGCAGCCTATGAGCGGCTGCGGTGATTAGAATCGTTTATTCGTCGTCTTCGGCGTTCATCTGAAGTGATTCTGCAAAGCCTGTCTGCCGTAATTTCCGCGCCACGTTTTGCGGTATATCGATTCCGTGGCGCTTAATTTCGAGCATCTGGGCGGACTCCTCGGCGCCCAGCGCGTGAGCATGTGCAATCAGTCGCCAGATGGTGTTTCGGTCTTTCGTCTCGCCCAGTTCGGCGGTGGCTGCCGCTAACCGATCACGCATGCCCTGCCGGAAGTAGTGGCGAATGATGTCGGACGGTCCTTTGGCCTTCGGCGGTGCCGGCGGCAGATCCTCGGCCCGGCCATTCAGCACCAGCAACTGGACCGCCTCGCTTACCTCTTCGATCTCATGCCAGAGCATCAACTCGTCGAGCATCTGCCGGGCGCCGTGCGGTACCGTGTGGCGTAACTCCTGCTCGCCCAGTTCCTGTCGCTTCTCGGCAAGCTTTGCCGTGCGCTCCTTCTGTTCGGCTGCCATCGCCTACCTCTTCTATTCCGCTGGCCGGCAGTGCGAGCCAGGTCTACCGGTGATTCGGATGTTGATTCGGCGCTGGCAGTAAGGTCCATCCCTACCAGCGCGCAATGTATCGTTAGGCAGTAGGTCTGACCCGGAAGGCCAGGAATACTGGGCCGAATGGGAAGGTACTTACTTCCAGCTCATCTAGTGGGTTGAGCGTGCGCGTGCGACTCCCAGCATTGCTGTAGATCACGTGGCTGCTCGATACCGCGATGTTGACCTTGCCGGCGGCCGCCTGGATTAGATTCACCTTGAACCCTTCAGTCACGTCATCACCAATGGTGAGCGTGACGTCAGTATCGCTGATGACCAGGATCGACTTACCTGCGTCTGCCATTGTCAGAGGCCTGCTGCCGGTGATGGATACGTTGGTGTGTACGTGGCCCCCAGCGTGGTAGCTGACCATTCGCGGGTCGGCGAAGACGCGCGCGAAGGCGCCGACATAATTGACACTGGCGCGCATGTCATCGAATTGTTCGACCACGTAGGTGCCGATGCTGCCTGATACTTCAGCGTTGGGATCCAGAACCCATTTGCGTCCTACCAACAGCCCGATCTGGGTGTTGGCGCGTACCCCGGCACGCATCTCTTCGAGAAACAACTGACTGATCTGGCCACCGCCTTTGCCCTGGACATAGGTGAATCGGGCGATGGAGTGGCTGTCTCCAGTAGGGCTGCCCTGGGAAGTGTCGACCTTGTAGTCGACAAAGTCTGCAGAGACAGTGGTGGTCGTTGTATTGGCGTTAGGTGCCCAGGTGAAATCCAAGACCCTGCCGGTTTTAACCTGCTCTAACGAGGTGGTAGTTTGCGAGGTGGTAGTAGAGCCTGACTGCTTCAAATCATCGTTCATGATACTCATCCTTAAGTGAAGTGCGTATGAGTGCAGGCCGAAATGGCCCGAAGCGCATGACCGCCGTCATAACGCCACTTTTGCTACAAAATTACGGCGTCTTACTTGATCCGTATGGAGCTGTCACCACGCTCGAGATGCGCCCAGATGGGCTCTTCGAGTAGTTCGTGTTCCGCATCTTCACCGGCGGCCATGCGTTTTCGTACGGCTACGTTGTGCTCTCGGATTTCCTTGAGCTTGGCGGCGATGGCGCGCTTGTCGGGAGAGAACACGGTTTTGGTGTCGATGAAGTCGTCCGGGATATCGTCCTCTTTATCGACGATGACCTTTTCGGGAGCTAGAGCCAAAGTGATCGTGAACAAGGGCCGCCTGATCGTTTTTATATCGGCGGCCTCCATGTTATTGCGCAGGTACTCGTCGAGCTTGCCGACGGTGTTCTTCCTGATGCGCTTGAGCTCGTTCAGCCGATCAACCTCTTTTTCGATTGCATCGATATCTCCCTGGATGTTCCGACTCAACATGACAACGCTTTCCGCTTTGTCGCTGAACTCACCTTGAATCTCGTCCATGGCGTGCTGCAAAGCTTCTTTCAGTCCTTCGTCATCGGTGTCGGCCATCGCTTGTAGTTCGGCGAGCTTGCCGGTGAGGGTGTAGAGCTGGGTCATGCTGCAGCCTCCTTATCGGCGTCGGTGATTCGCTTCCATTCCAGCGAGACGCGCTCGGCGCCCTTGGTGTCTTTGCGTAGGGTTAGTTTGCGCACCGCCACGTCGTGGATTTTTTTCAGTTCCTGGGGAGACTGGGCGCCGGCCATCGTGTCGATAACTGATTTGATGTAGTCCAGGCGCTCCTGCTGTTGGCGAGCTTTCTCGGCTTCCTGATCTTCAGCTTGCTCGATCAGCTCTTCATCCTTCAGCTGGTTGACGTACTCGGCGTCGTCAAACATCCCAAGGAACACGTCGGCACTGAAGCCGAGCATTGATAGTGATTTCTTGATTGCGTCGGTGAGCGACTTCTTTGGCGCCTCGCCATCGGTAGTCGTGCCGAACTTCGATTTGTAGAGGTAGCGCGTGCAGCCGTATTGCTCTATCTCGCCGCGTTTTCCATCCAACTCAAACCAGAAGCGGATCTTGATGGTGTGGTTCAGTTCACGACCCAGCACCAGACGTTTGTCGCCTTCGCCGCTGGCCATTTCTGAGCCTTCGTCGAAGCGCTCCTCCATGACCGTCCAACCAAACCCAATTCCGACCGGGCCGAACACTTCGGTGGCCTTCATGATCATCGCCGTACCGTTCAGGCTGGTGATCTTCTGACCGCCAACCTCGGCAGCTTTGGTGTAGCGGGTATCGGTCGTGCTGACCTTTTCCCAGATCTGCATGTTCGTCGACATGGGGATTCCTTGCCGCGATGCTCGCAGCGATAAAAGGGGAAGGGGAAATAAGAGTTGATAAACGTTCTTATTCGTATTTAAGATACGTAATAACATTTCAACTCGACGCAAGGAGCCTCACCTATGAAAGTGCTGTCCTCACTCAAAGAAGCGAAAAACCGTCACCGCGACTGCCAGATCGTTATGCGCCGGGGCCGGATCTACGTGATCTGCAAATCCAATCCGAAATTCAAAGCGCGGCAGGGCAGTGCGAAGAACAAGAACAAGGGCAAAGGCTGATCAGCTCGGTTGCTTTTCCTGCTGCTGAACCCGGTAGCGCAGGACCTGGAGCACTCGACCGCCGTAGCCAGGTTCTGCGTACTGCTCAACTGGTGCGCCGAAGAAGCCGCGGCGTTCGGCCAGGCTGTAGGCCTCGCGAAGGTTATGAGAGCTGATATCCTCGAGTTGCTCGTCGATCAGTGATTTAACCGGTGCGGTAGTCATGCCTTCTCCTTACGCCGCCGGCTTACATCCAGGAGGCGTGCGCTATACCAATGAAGTTCTTCTGCGTTGATGGCGCCTGAGGTGAAGTGGCGCACGATCAAACCCTCAGCCAAGATCTCGTCGATGGCGGGCTTATCTGGATCTTCAAGCGCAAACAGCGCTTTATCGATCTCAACGTATGGGCTCACAGTTCGTTGTCCTCGGCCTGGGCGATCAGAGCGTCATCAGCCAGAGGTTGAAGGAGGCGTTCGGCAATCTCGCCGAGCTTCCCAAGTGGGTGGTCGCTTCGGCCGAGTAGCTCCAGTGCTTCCGACTTCACCTTTGAGCCCGCCATCCCTGCGATCAGTAAGTAGCCCAGGGCTGGAGCGTCGACGCCGCATTCGGCAAGTAGGTTGTTGGCGTACTCATCGACAGCCAGTGCGAACTGATAGGCCGTGACGCCTTGCTGCGGATGCAGGTGGCGCTTGAACACCACGCTGCCACCTCTGGCCAGTTCTTCGGCTGCGTTGTACAGCCATTCGCTGCGGGCCAATTGCTGAGGTATTTCGCTCACCGGAGGCGGTAGTTGTTCATCGTGCTCAAACTGAGTCTCGCGTAGTGCTGACATGGTCGCCTCCAAAGTGGCGGGTTGTTCACCTGTATTCGTCAACACTCATGCCTCCCGCTGGTTGCCGATGGGCGCGGGGTGAGTGCTGACGTAATAGAGGCGAGGAAGGGGGCGTGTTAATCTGATAGGGCTATGGCCAGGAGCTTGTGGGCCTCAGCGTCTATAAATAAGGAGTTTTGAATGTCGGTAGTAAGGATTTGCAGGTTGTCGCTATGTTTGGCATGCCTTTGCTTCGCTGGGAGCTCTATTGCAAACGAGAATGAGGAGGTGCATCAAACCGCTCTCACTGCTATTGCAATGGAACAAGTTTGCGATAAAGCAAACCCGGGCATGAACGCAAGCATCGAAAATGCCTTCGCCAACGAACCATCAATGGAACGAATAAAGCCTGAAGTTAGAAAAGTGCAATCAGACCCTGCTTATAAAGCTGAAGTGGCAGCGATGGTAAACACCTTAAGCGCTCCACCCTTTCAGGTCCTTCAGAAGGAACTGTGCGGCCCTTACGCCCCAAAATAAGATATTCACGCCGAAGTGAATTTCCTTGCGGTCCTTCCAAGGGATGCAGTCGCCCGCCAAGCCGTTTTGCTGCATCAGCTTGAGCATTCAGGTCCTCCCCGATACACCCTGCGCTTCGGCACGCAGGTGACCGAGGAGTTAGCGATAGGCGGCCAAGCGGTTTGTCACGCGGTCAACCCTGGACACTCCGTCCGACGCACGATCCGCACCTGAGCCATTCGCCTCTCCGGTGCCCTACGATCACGACGCATTGAGTCGTCACTGATCATTGAGTGCATGGCAAGCAGCGCCGCCAGTACAAAGCAAACCGGCGTGATGATCTGGCGCTTCATGGCCTCAGCCACCAAAGCAGTACGCTTCGTCACGCCCAGCTTGAACATCGCATTGGTCAGGCGCTTCTTGACGGTGCCTGCCTCAATCCCTGCTTCCCGGGCGATCTCTTTCGAGGTGAAGCCCTGGGCAATCCAAAGCAGGAACTGAAGTTCTCGCGGCGCCAGGCCACGTCCGAGGTGGCCTTTCCATGAACCGTTGATGATTGTTGCTTCCATCGTTGTAACCCTCGGTTGGTTTCCCGCTGCCACCGACGCGGTGGCAGAAGTGAAAATTTCCGATTACTCGCTGCGCGCGGCTAGGGCTGCTTTGGCATCAATCTCCTCGTCAAATGAGCAGAGGTGCGGTGCCTTCGAGTACAAATTAAGCAGGCGCTCGCCTTCATCGGTTGACCAGGTGTGGGCGGCTAGCGAGCTTTCCGCCTCTGTCGCGTAGCTCTCTACAGCCGCTTCGATGACCGCCGTCAAAGATCGCCGTTGAATTCGCCCCATTACATCCATGAGGTACCGCGTTCTTGGTCTGACTCGGACCCCGATTGGCTCTGTCTTGGTCGTTCTGCTCACTTTCTTGGCCATCAATTTCTCCCGATTGGTTTCCCGTTAGGCCCTGTTGCCAAGGACTATCGGTGAAACCCCCGACCTCGCTACTGGCGACAGGCCGGGGTTGTTGCGTCAGCGGTGTGGCCCCTTGCCCGCTGCTGATTGCAGGGCTGGCCGGTCGTCTTCGTGGGTGGGCGGCGAGCTTCCTCCTCACGGCGTCAAACAGCATCTGTTCGCCGTGGATCACAGGTCCTTACAACATGCACGCTACAGCTCTGAATGCCCTGGTTGAGTGGGGCAGGGTGCATGAGGTCCGGCGTTCCCAGCCGAGGCTATCGGGACCGCTAATTCTGTTCAGTTGAGTCTCCCTTCTGCCGCTGGGATTCGCGGGGCGCATTGCTTGCCAGGTCATTCGCACGGTTCGAGCGTTTCGCTCTCGATCAGCCGTACAGGGTGTTCCTGTCGTGGGCGGGCTATCTGACCCGTCTGATCGCCGGTCGCCGGTAGAGGCAATGCGGTCTGTTGGTATTTCTGTTTTGCGCTGACTGTTAAAGAGCGGCGCAGCTTGAGCTGCTGGCCCGCGGAGTTCGTCGCCGGCTTGAGGTGATAATCACAGAGTGTGTTTATTGTGTCAACACGAGATGTGTTTATTTTTGTCATGATCAAATCACGATATGTGGTTTTTGTTAGGGAGTTGGCCGAACACTTGGGCGGGATCGCTCACAGGCGGGCCGATTCAGGAATCGCAGTACTCGCGCCAGCCGATCCTTACGGCGCCGTCATCCAGATGCTCGATTCTGATGCCGGCTGTGTCGCCGATGTCTTGGATGACCTGGTGCCAGGCTTCAGGGCTTTCGTCGTCGCGCCTGGATACCTCGACCAACTGAATCCGCTGTACTCGAGGAGAGGCAATTATGCGTTGCAGGCGGCGCCCAACAAGCTCATAGGAATTGCGTGGTTTCGATGTGGGGTAGGGTGCCTGGTTCATGCTTCGCTCCTTGCGAGTACTGTATGCATACACAGTATTGGCGCTGACATATATTGGCAATAGAGCCGCATGAAATTTCATGCACAAATGCATATTTTGAAGGGGGAGCGTTTTCGACGGGCATGAAAAAGCCCGCTCCGTGGCGGGCTTCGCTACTGGCTCGATGATCACATCGTGTCTATCTCTGCCTTGAGGCGGTTTATCGCGGACTCGTAATTTGTTTTTTCAGGGCTTTCATCTGACCAGTCGCGCGGACTGCTGAGCCAGTCCATGTACCCAAGCCATGCGGCATAGGCCTGAGTGATTGCAGGCTTAAGCTGTGGGTACTTAGCAATCTCATCCCTGAGGTATGGTTTCATCTTCGGCTTTTCAGCGTCCACACACTCCTGGGACTCCTTATAAGCCTTTTCGATGAGCGCCTTATATTTCTTGCTTGTGGGGCCGTAATCACGCTGAGCGATGAATGCTTCAGTTGCGTTGCCTGAACCGATGATGCTGCACTGTGCCGCTGAACCATTGATCCGCTCGACAAATGTCGACTCTGCCAAAGCGGCCTGTGAGCATAGGGCGCTCAACGTAATCGCAAAAAGATATCTGCGCACGGGAATCTATCCTTGAAAATTGAGCCCGTACTCTACCATTCGCGGTGTACAGCCACCATTGGCCCGCGGAGCCCCCCCCGGCAAATCGCAGACAAAGAAAAGCCCGCGATGGGGAGTAGCGGGCTTAAAGGGATGTTCTCTAGGAGCTGGGGTAACCATAAGCGCCCGACTGTGAAAGGGATGTGAAAGGTTGCGCTCAGTAGGATGTCGCGATTGCCTTGGCGAGTTGCATATCGGACATGAGGGGCGACCTATAGCTCAATCGATAGTGTCGGGATGCTTGCTCAAACTGTGCGCCGCGAATCTCTCCATCCGACCCAATGAATGCCAGAGCGTCGGTCTTCGCCGATGTGAAAACCTTCGGCGGCTCGGTCGTGAGGGATGTGGTCGCCCCAATTAAAATGGTTGGCGCGGAAATTGTGAGAAATATCGCGGCAGCGATAGGGTTGGCACCATCACCTGATACGGCCTGCGTGCTGACCGATGCCAGTAGGGCTATCGCCAGTGTCTTCCATGAATCCATTCTTCGATGCTTCCATTGCGATCAGAGGGGCCGCCCATAACAGAGCAGGGCGCTTGGCAGAAACAAGAAGCCCGCCGCTGGGCCGGGCTATGTTACGAGCCGGTTTTAGACTGGGGTATAGAGTTTGGTTCTGGCTGGCTCTTCTGTGGCTGGGGCGCGAGCACTTCAGGCGTCGAAAGATTGGAGCTTTTCCCCATCTGAAAAGCACCCAGCATGTTCGATGTAAGGGCGGTGTTGAATCCAGCCACCCCAAGAACGATGGCAAGAACGGTCGAGACTGCTGTGACTATCAGAGTGTTTTTCATCGATCCGATGCTGGTTTTCGTGTCGCCATTATCCTTGCTGATTTGCGCGAGAGCAGCGTCAAGGCGCTTATCTCGTTCGGCTTGGGCAGACAGAAAACCTTCTATCTTTGCAGAAACAGATTCCACTCGAGCATCCATCTTGGCTTCGATGGTCTCAATCTTTGCATTGAATTCTTCGCGAGTAATTTCATTCATGCTCTGATTATTGTCGCTATCTGCCTCTCTGTCACGAACAGTATTTGCTTCAGGTTTTCGGCCCGGACTCTCGACGCCAGGGTGTGGTCGGCGGATTTTAGTTCTGCGGAATTCTTCTCGTTGTACCCCAGACACTATGGGCGCGTGAACCTGAGTAATCCCGCTTATAAATGCACCGCTTTTGCGTGCAAGATACTCAAGATCGGACGAATGTACACCTTTCAGATATTCTTCTAGCGATATTGAGGTGTCATTTATAGCTACGCCGTCATAAGCAGCAATTGAGCGGCGAATCATGAACCCAGGCTGCATTATTCCCACCCCATCAGATGAGAAACCACTGTTTGAGCAAGGAATGTTTGCATGCTGCCGCATTTTGCACAGGACATGTAGAAGGCATTGATCCCATCAGCATGGTGAGCGGGAGTAGCCATATTTAACACAATGGGTTTATCCTCGTGCGCCGGAATATCCCAGGTTTTACACCCGCAATATCGACAACCCGCCTCATGAACATCATGCTTTCGCAAGAAATCAGCAAACTCTTCAAGAGTCACGTCTGCAGCATAAGCTTTCCCATCATCCCTAGCTTTCAAGTGGCCGCTCCATAGAAACCGATCTCAAGTAAGTACCGCTGCGCCAAAGATGCGCTGGGCGGGTTCGCTTCGATTTGAATATTCCGCTTACGCCTTATCAGCGCACACCATAGAAGTGGTTAAGCGCTATCAGCTCAATCACTGCCACGAAGGCACAGAGCACAATGAAGCCGGGGCTGAACACTCGCTTGCGGCCGGAAGAGCCTCCGCCCAGCCCAGCGACGTCGGAGTAGCCGGGGATCATCATAAGCAACGCGATACAAGCAATGACCCCAACCTTGCTCCAGAAGGACTGCTCTCGCCACGAGGTCGAAGGTTTTCCAAGGGCGGATGGCATCAGTAAAACTTCTGCAGCGCCTGCACAACCACACCAACAATCCGGCAGTGCTCGTCGACCGCTTCGATTGGGTAGCTCGGGTTCAGTGGCTTCAGGAACAGCCGGCCGCCATCGCTGACCAACTTCTTGAACGTCGCCTCATTGCTATCCGGCAGCTTGGCCACCACCAGCTTACCTGGTGCAACCTCAGCTTCTGTGTCCACCAGGATCAGAGTGCCCTCGGTGATGCTCTGGCCGGCGGGCGCTGTCATCGAGTCACCTTTCACCTTCAGCCAAAAAGCTGTGCCCTTGGAGTCGTACTCCGAGAACTCGTAGGTGTCCGAGAAACCGGCCGGGTAGGGCTCGACGGCCTCCGCCCAGGCTCCGGCGGCAACCCAGCTGATTACCGGGTAACGGAATGATTTGGTGGGCTGGGCGGCAATAGAAATGTTTGAAGAACTTTCGCTTGGGAGAAGCAGCGCCGCTGGGTCGACTTTTAGCTCATGCGCAATTTTGGCTATGTCTTCGAGGTTTGGCTCCCGAGCGTCCTTTTCATAATTGCCGATGCGCGACTGTGATTTCCACCCGCACGCTTTTGCCAAGGCTGCCTGAGAAAGCCCTGCGATTTCTCTGTAGTGCGCGATGCGCGATCCGAGTGTCTTCATACCTCGAATTTTAATCACGGAGTGAAATAAAATCCGCCCACTTATTGTGTTTGCCAATAACACGAAATGTGTTTATTCTTGATTTATTGATATTAGGAGCAACGCAATGAACCTCATAGCAGAGATTCGCGAGGGTGCCGGCATTACCCAGGCGGCCTTGCACCGAAAGCTCAACTGGAAGCAGTCGCGGCTCGCTAACTACGAGTCAGGGGCTCGCCCATTGAAGCTTGAAGACGCCCGGAAAATTGTCCAGGCGTTAAATGACTTGGGCGCGAAGTGCACCTTGGATCGAGTTTTCCCGCAACGATCAACCGCGAATTCCAGGGCCGCCTAAGCGAGGTGCCCAGTATCGGTGTAACCGGTCTGCGAAGTAAGAAACCTGAAGGCGCTGGAGTTATATCCAGTAGAGGTTTGAGAGTTGGAAACGGGGGGAGTAGGGCGGGGAGGTTGGCGCAGACGCGCTGAATTACAGGCACAAAAAAGCCGACGGTCGAGGTCGGCTAATTCGATAACACTTTGTGAGGCCGATTATATGCAAACCCAACCAAATATCAACAGCGCTACAGATCTCGCGCCACGTTTTCCGCAATCTGAAAACGTGGCGCGTATTAGCTCACATTCAGACCCCTTGGCGGCCTGATATGCAATACACCGTCACGATTAACCAGGTGAAGGCGCTGGAGTGGGGGCTGAATGCTCAGCAGGCCCTACTGTTCGCTTTCGTCTACGGCTGTCCGAGCTGGACCAAGCCAATCAAGACCGATGACGGGATCTTCTTCGCGCTGAGCAAGGCCAAGATCACTGAGGAGCTGCCGCTACTCACTGATAAGCCCGACACCGCTTACCGCATGCTGAAGGCCCTGGAAGAAGCCGGATTGATTGAGCTCTCCAGTACTTCGAATATCACACTTTTCAGGCTGACCGAGAAGGCCATTGAGTGGAACCAGAAGCTCGACGGGTCGGAAAAATATCCGACCCCACCAAATAACAAGGGTCGGAAAAATATCCGATCTGCCTCGGATAAATCTCCGAGCAAGGTCGGAAAAAAATCCGGGCAAGGGTCGGAAAAATCTCCGACAAATCAGGATACCAATCATCAGGATACAGATCAGGACACCAGTCAGTCCTTGCAGGACGCCACCGGCAAGCCGGCTCAGTCCCGCGGCTTGGTTCTCGTGGTTGATCGTATCGACGCCCCACGGGTTGAGATCCCTGCCGACATGCCGGGCCCCAAAGACCAGACCTGCAAAACGTTCAAGGTCTGGGCGAACTACGCAATGGCCTACCGCAAACGCTACCTCGGCGCATGGCCTGTTTGGAACGCCAAGGTTGGTGGTCAGCTCGGCCAATTGGTCGACCGACTCGGCGCCGATGTCGCTCACCACGTCGCCGCGCATTACCTGAAAACCAACGATGCCGCCGTTTTGCGCAAGTGCCACAGCCTCAACGAGCTGCTGGCCAACGCCGAGAGCTACCACACCCAGTGGGTGACCGGGCAGCGCGTCAACGGCACAACCGCCCGCCAGATGGAACGAACCGAGGCCAACCTGTCCGCAGCGGAACAGGCCGCTCAGATGGTTTTGACCAAACGCCAAGCAGGTGACCGCAATGAATACCTCTGAAATGAACGACCAGCAGGTCGCCGGACTAGCCGCCGCCATCTGCGCCACAGCCGAGGCCATGGGCCAGGAAATGAACCCAGGCACTGCCGCGATGATGGCCGAAGACCTCTGCGCGTACCCGGTACCCGTTGTCAAAGCCGCCTTGAAGGCCTGCCGTTTCGAGGTGAAGGGCAAGCTGGCTATGGCTGACATCCTGCAACGTGTCCAGACCTCCGACGGCCGCCCTGGGAAGGACGAGGCCTGGGCCATCGCCATGGCCACCAACGACGAATTTGAAACTGTGGTGCTGACTGATGAAATTCAGCTGGCTCTGGCTGCTGCGAAACCCATCTTGGATGGTGGCGACAAGATCGGTGCTCGCATGGCGTTCATTGACGCCTACCAGCGGTTCGTCAGCCAGGCCCGTGAGGATGCGAAGCCGGTCAACTGGCACGTGTCCGTGGGCTTCGACGCCAACCGTCGAATCCAGGCCGTAACCAAGGCCATGGAGCTGAAGCGTATTCCCCGCGAGCGCGGCCAAAAGTACCTGGCAGACCTGAGCGTCGAGCCGGTCACCGAAGACGGTCGCGCGATCGCTGGCTTGCTCACCGGTACCGTCACCCGGCCGGAACCCGCTATTCGCACAAAGCTTGAGATCGTAAAGAACTCGATGCTGGAAATGCGCAAGGCCAGCGCAGAGCGGAAGGGTGAGATGCGGATTGCAGCGGCCAACGAGTTGGCGGATCGCCGAGCGCTGCTGATAAAGCAGGTCCAGGAATTGGAAGAGAAGAGGGCGGCGCAATGACCAAGCCAGCGAAACCTCGCCCAATGCCCGTGTACCTGGTGCTGCGCCGCCTGATTGATCCTGCCACCGGCAGGGAGGTGGCCGCGTTCGTGCCGTCTTCCGACACTGACCGGTCGATACTTCGTGAGCGTGACTTCCGGATCAATACCAAGATCCGTGCCGAACTCAAGCAGCCGCGCAATCCACGGTTCAACGGATTGGTTCACGGCCTTGGCCGAGTACTGAGCCAGAACATCGATCGGTTCTCTGGCAAGCAGTCCCATGACGCAATCAAGGCCCTGCAACTAGAGTCGGGCGTGTACTGCGACGAGGAGCAGTTCGATATCCCTGGCCTGGGCCAACTCACTCGCAAGACACCCCGCAGCCTTTCCTACGATTCGATGGGGGAGGAGACATTCCGAGATTTTTGGCGCCAGTGCTGCGCGTACCTGGTGCTGCATGACTGGCCGACGCTCACGGAAGAGCGCCTGACCGAAATGGCAGAGTTCGAAGCATTCAAGGAGGCCGCATGAAGCGCACCCCATTACAACGCAAAACCCCGCTCACGTCCGGTGGTCCACGCCGCAAACGCTGCCCAGAGTGCCGAGTGATGTTCACGCCGGTTCGCAGCTCGCAGGCGGTGTGCGGCGAGATCGAGTGCGCCATCGCTTACGGCAAGTCGGAGAAGGGGCAGGCGAGCGCCAAGAAGGCCCTAGCTGATGTTGGTCGCCGGGACATCAAGGTGCGCAAGGAGAAGCTGAAGAGCAGGGCGGACCACCTGCGCGAAGCTCAGGCTGCGGTGAATGAGTACGTGCGCCTGCGTGACGCGCACCTGCCCTGCATTAGCTGTGACTCCACTCCGAACGACAACGACCTCATGACCGGCAGCCGGTGGGACGCTGGGCATTACCGATCCGTGGGTGCCTGCCCAGAGCTGCGCTTCGAGCCGCTGAACATCCACCGCCAGTGTGTGAAGTGCAATCGCAACCTATCCGGCAACGCTGTGGAGTACCGCGTCCGCCTGATGCAGCGCATCGGTGCCGAGAAGGTGGCCTGGCTGGAGGGGCTGCACCCGGCCTGCAAGTACACCGTGGATGAGATCAAGGCCATCAAGGCCGAATATCGAGCGAAGACCAGAAAGCTAAAGGAGAAGGCCGCATGACCTATCGCAACGTTGTTTCAGCAGTAGTTCGAGCTCTCGCGGCCGAGACCATCACTTCCGCCGGCGGCTGCGACTTTGAGCCCAAGGTGCAGTGTGCGAAGCAGAAGGGGGAGATCGTTGGCAAGGAGGCTGCGTTTCTTCAGGATTGCTGGGTGTTTGGGCGGCTGCACAAGGCGTTGACTCCGGCGCACTGGCGCGCCCTGGTGGCGAAGTACTCTACCCACGAAGAGCGCAAGCACGGCGCCATTCTGGAGCTGTTGAATTCGGTGAAGACGCCCGCGCCGAAACGTTTTCGTGAATGTGCTGTGCTGACCTGGGCCATTCCTCAGGTTGCCGGGGCCGAGGGTAAACGTTCCGCTGCCGTCCTGCCTGCAGCCTGGTATGACATCACCAATTGGGGCAACGACGGTAAGCCGGAGTCGACACGGTACCGGTGGCGCTCATGTATTCGTAGTGCGCTGGACGACCAGGTCAACGAGGCGTTGACTGCTGCCCAGGAGTTGCTCGACGCAGAAGGGTTAATTGACACCGTTGCTGCGTAGAGCAGGTTTAGAAATCGCAGGCCCGTGTCTCGCCGTTGCCAATAGTCGGCTCTCTTGCCGTGTCAAAATTAAGGGCGAAAACCTCCCTTTTCCAACCACTGAGTCAGTAGCGCTGCGCTCAGTGGTTTAGTGATCAAGTAACCTTGGGCTTCTGTGCAGCCCCATCGACTTATCAGTGAAAGGGTATTTTCGGTTTCTACGCCCTCTGCCACTACTCGATAACCCAAACCTTTAGCAAGTTCAATCAAAGTTTTAACTAGACGCTTATCCTTTTCATTTGTATGGAGATTGCTGATCAGTGATTGGTCGAGTTTAACCGTGTTAACTGGAAGTTGTCGCAGGTACGTCCAGTTACTATACCCAGTGCCGAAGTCATCTACTGAAATCTCAATTCCCAGTGCTCGAGCGCGCTCTAACTGGGCTACAACTGTATTGGGGTCAGTCATGAGCATGCTCTCGGTGAACTCGAGCTCTAAAGCTTTTGGGTCAAGTCTGCCTTTTTCTATGAGACCAACAATTGCGTCGACAAATTTTGAGTTTTCAAGATCGCTAACAGTCACATTCATACCGATACGCAGTTTTATACCTTGGCTCTTCCATTGGTTAGCTTGGGCTGTAACGGCTTCAAGCACCCATATAGTTAAGCTATGCATCAATGCTGTTTTTTCGGCCAGGGGTATGAACTCAGCCGGACTTATGGGGCCAAGAGTGGGGTGGTTCCAGCGTATTAATGCCTCGACGCTTTCACATGCAAAGCTTGGTAGTTTTATTTTTGGGTGAAACACTAAATTTAGTTGGTCTGTCGATCGGACGGCATCTAACAGTGAGCTTAGCACTGCGAATACCCGTTTCTGCGCAGCATCTAGTTTGGGCTGATACATTGTCCAGCCGATATTGCGGACTCTAGCGTCATCGGCAGCGCCAACTACTAAACGAAGCCAGTCTTTCTCTTCTGAGTCGATGATAGGCAACACTCCGATGCCTGTCTGCATTAGTATTGGAATTCCTTGACAGTCAACTGGGTCGTTAAAATCTGATAGGATTTTCAAACAAATAGCTTCGATGGGCTCGTCTGCACTCAGGAGGAAACCAAATCGTGTGGGGCTAATTTTATATAAGGTGCAATTTTTGGGCAGCACTGATTGAAGTCGAGCCTTTACGTTAAGCATTAAATCTTGCGAGAAGCTATATCCTAGGGCCTTCACGACATCGTTTAGAAACTTTGGAGAAATTACATCTACTGCGTAAAGTTTGTGTCGTTTGCCGCTAGAACTCACTTGTCGGATGTCTTCCTCCAACCGAAGTCGATTGAATAGACCTGTAGGTTGATCAATGTAGTTGCGGGAACGTAGCCCCATGATTCGCATTATCACGAGTTGCGAGAAGTAAACGAGCATTACTGCATCTCGCTCACTCATTGGATCTCTAGGTTTAGTATCGATTATACAAAGGCTACCTAATGAAAAACCATCCTTTGTAAGGAGCGGGGCGCTAGCGTAATAGTTGATATATGGTGGTCCGGTCACCATAGGGTTATCTTTGAAGCGCTCATCCTTGCGTGCGTCTAAGATTTCCAATGGTTCTTTGTCATGCAGCGAATGAGCGCAGAAAGAAACATCTCGCGGAGTTGAATTATCTTCAATACCAATCCGCGCCTTGAACCATTGCTCATGCTCATCCACGATTGAAATCAGCGCGATCGGTGCATTGAAGTACTCCGAAGTCATCGCGATCATTTTTTCGAATACTTCATCTTGTTGATCGTCGCGCGAGCAAAATTCTGTCACGCGCTTCAGGCGCATCGTTTCGTAATCTGGGATTGAGTCGTTAGCGTCCATGGTCTCCCTCGCGTGGAACGTCTAAATACTCGAAAGGTATCAGATGCCCTAGCCTGCTACGACTGCATTTATCTATGGAAGCTATAGCATTAAGTGTTTCGAGCCCACTGGTGCTGTGCGAAGTGATGCACCCGGTATTTTGCGCTACGTAGCCCAAATTCCACCTCAGGGTTTTGAAGGCCTAATTCGTTAGGTTGACGAAAAAACATATCTTTTTGCAAAGCGTGGTTGCACCGAATGAGAAAGTGAGAGAGTATTTACCCATCCTGTCGATCTTGCGCGTTGAGGTTGCACAGTAAAGCCCGGCATGAAGTCGGGCTTTTTCATGAGAGGCACAGGACGATGCGAACTCTCTTACTTCTCGGAATGTTGCTCTCGCCATTGGCGTTCGCCGACCTAACCGAGCCCTCGCATGACTGCAACCAGCCGGACGTGCCGTACGAGTTTCAAGACCAGTACGAGCGTGACCAATTTCAGGCTGATGTTGAGGAATACGAAACGTGCATAACTGACTTCGTAGAGGAGCAGCAGGACGCAATTCGTAAGCATAAGTCGGCGGCCGATGACGCCATTGAAGAGTGGAACTCGTTCGCTCGATCGACATAATCGCTACGTATTTTTCTAAGCCTCGCCAAGTGCGGGGCTTTTTATTGCTCGCCGAAAAGACAATGCAAAAGGAATTTGCAAATGTTGAAAGAATTCATGTGCGGTAACTGCAAAAGACTTATCGCCCGTACGGGTGCCCGCCACTGAGCGGGCTTTTTTATTCCCAACTCCCTGACGGGGAGGAACCGAGATGTCCAACATGCCAGACAAACCAGACACCTGGCTCATCGTGCTTGCATGGCTGAGTCAGCATTCGCCGACGCTTTATGCCGCAGGCCTATCTGCCTTGATGGCTGGTATCAGAATCATCTATGGCGGCGGTACCCGGCGCCAGGCTCTGCTCGAGGCGGCGATCTGCACCTTGATCACCATTGGCCTGATTCCGGTCCTTGAGTACTTCGGACTGCCGCAGAACCTTGCGACGGCTGCCGGAGTGTTTATCGGGTTCCTGGGCGTGAAGAAGCTGGCCGACTTTGCTGATCGGGTCGCCGAATTCAAGTTTCCCAGGAGCGGTGCAGGGCAGTAATCCGCGCCACGTTTTCGAATGCACCAAATCGTGGCGCGGATAGCATGTTCTTCTATGGGAAAGTGATATCAGCTCTGATCATGGGAAGGTTGCTTGCATCGTAGGAGCAATGATACGAGCGCCCATCATCGGTGTTCTTTTTCGGGGCATCTTCACATTTGAATGAAACAGTGATGCCGTATTTTGTAGCTGTGAACCCTTTGACTGCTTCTTCAGGGGTAAGCACCGCAACGAGCTCACGATTGAAACTCAGTGTGATATCGGGACCACCGAAGACTTCATATTTCTGCGATCGGATACAAAGGCTGGCCCCAACCAATTTGCCATTCAGCGTATTGGTGCCACTCGTACACGCTTTCGGTGAAATGAAGTTGCCAACGCTCATTTTATTAGTGGGAATTTCTGTCTTCACTGCCGGCGGTGTGTACGGCCCGCTCTGGCAGGCTGTGATAAGGCTAGCCGCAAATATCAGAACGGCAGCTTGAATCATTGATTTCATAAAGGGCAGCATCCTTTGGCTGAGGTGTCGTGAGCAAGCCCAATCCACGGTTCTTGAGCTTGCGAACAGGATTGCCGTGGCTTATGTAGGGACACCGCCGTGTTTTACTTCACGTATTTTACGGTTGCACTCACTAGCAACTGATCGTTGACCGTGACTTTGCAAAAACGCTTCGTAACTGTTTTGTTATCAGTCGCGAGCGTAGGCTCGCATTGCAAAAACACTTTTTTACCGTTCCAGTCCTGAGCTATCCCAGCAGTGGCTGCGCTAGCGTACTCTTTCATGAATTTCCGATTCCATGGTCCGAAATAGACTTCAGGTTCGCCGCCTCCGAAGAAACCAGATTCCTGCGTGGCGCAGAGCGTACCCTCCATCCTTTCTCCGTCGATGATATTGGCATCGGTGTAGCAGTTCATCAGGCCGTTCCAGACATTCATATCGACTGGGCCCCTGTTAACCCAGGTAGGAGGGGTAACGCATCCTGAGAGAGTGGCGGCGGCAAGCGCCAACGCGATAAGAGAAGTTGACTTAATACGGGGCATTGAACTGAGCTTCCTTACTTTTGAATTTGCATCACAAATACCGGCAACCAGCCACGATTTCAAGTATCGCAGTGAGTTCGTGATAGCCAAGCAACCCGAATGGGAGGCAATCGAACGCGCCTAAGGGAAAAGGTCGCGGCACATCACAACCATTCCGATTTCGGCTAAATCGGTACTGAAAGGGATTTCTCCCAATGCCCTAAATCCGAAGCTCTCGTAGAAGCGCTGCGCGTTTGAATTAGTCTTCAGTACGTCCAGCCATAAGAAACTTTCATTGCGGTTTTGCGCTGCGTCTTGAATGAACTGGAGAAGCTGCTTCCCATAGCCCTTACCGGCCTGAGACTTGAGGAGGTAAATTTTCTGGAGTTCGGCGCCAACATGATCAGACATTGGGATTGGCTTGGACCAATTGACTTTTGAGAAGCCTACTGCCTGGCCTTTGTCATCGAGCGCAATGAGCCAGCAATGATTGGTAGGTGTCCTGATAGATTTCTGCAGTTCACAAACTGAGAAGTCTTCGCTCAGGAAGTTCTGTATTCCTGCAGCGGTCCAAATATCAGAAAAGTGCTGTTTGTAGGTCGCAATGCCAATGTCTTGGAGCGTTTGAAGGTCTTCAATCGTTGCCTCTCTAATCCTGATCACTGTCGTGCTCCGTGCACCAAATAACTCCAACCAATACCGGCAACGCTTCACTATTTCAAGTTCAAGGTGATTCATGGACAGGCCATACCCTCCATCGTCACTGCTTGAGCTGTCCGACCTATCCGAATTCGGCATCCATCTGACTCCCGCACCTGAGGTGTGGGACTGGCTCCAAACCGAGATCCTTGCCAGCACAGGCAGCATTCACAACGAAGACCATGCCCACCTACTGGATGCAGGCATCCGCGTCATGTGGGCGTCGTCGAGCTTCCATAAGCAGGGTAGGACAGTCCTGGGCCAGGCCGAGCAGGTAGCGTTCCGCGCCGGTGGCTGGCAGAAAGCCCGGATGGAACAACAGATGCGTGATTGGTTCGGCGATGTGCCGGCCTTCATCATCACCCTGGCTGCTGACTACTGCGCCGAGTGCAGCGACCTTGAGTTTTGCGCCCTGATCGAACACGAGCTGTATCACCTGGCTCATGCGACCGACAAGTACGGTCAACCAGCATTCACCCAAGACGGTGCACCGAAGATCAAGCTGCAAGGACACGACGTGGAAGAGTTCGTCGGTGTGGTCCGTCGCTACGGTGCGAGCCCTGATGTGCAGGAGCTGGTGGACGCTGCAAACACTCCTGCTGAGGTGGGGAAATTGAACATTGCGAGGGCCTGCGGAACCTGTCTGCTGAGATCGGCCTGATTTTTGACAGGCTCTAGACGGATGAGAATTTATGGCAGCCCTGAAAAATGAGGTGAAGAGCTTCATCGTTCAGGCGCTGGCGTGCTTTGACACCCCATCCCAGGTGGTGGAAGCCGTCAAGAACGAATACGGGCTTGTGGTGAGCCGCCAGCAGGTGGAGACGCACGACCCAACCAAGTCTGCTGGGAAGGGGCTGGCGGTGAAGTGGGTGACCCTGTTCCACGACACTCGCAAGCGATTCCGCGAAGAGACTGCAGAGATACCCATCGCCAACCGCGCCTACCGGCTTCGTGGCCTGGGGCGAATGGCTGAAAAGGCCGAGAGCATGCGCAACCTGGCGCTGACCGCTCAGTTGTACGAGCAGGCCGCCAAAGAGGTGGGCGATGTCTACGTGAATCGCCGCCTCGAACCTGAGAAACCTCTGGGCTCCCAAGCGGACCAGCAGCACGCCGTTGCTGAGTACACCTTGGAGCCTGATGAGAATGTCCCCGTTACCCCGTACCTTTGACCCGCCAGTGAAACTGACGCCCAAGCAGGCGAACATTTACTGCTGGGGCTTCCAGCCTGAGGCCCGCTTCCGCGATGCGGTGTGTGGTCGCCGGTTCGGCAAGACGTTCCTGGGCAAGGCCGAAATGCGCCGTGCTGCCCGCCTGGCTGCTGAGTGGGGCGTGAGTGTTGAGGACGAGATCTGGTATGGCGCGCCGACGTTCAAACAGGCCAAGCGCGTGTTCTGGAGGCGCCTGAAGCAAGCGATCCCCGAAGCATGGCGTGCACACCGCCCGAACGAGACCGAATGCTCGATCACCCTCAAGTCCGGGCACGTCATGCGCGTGGTGGGGCTCGACAACTACGATAACCTGCGGGGCTCCGGCCTGTTTTTCGTCCTGGTGGATGAATGGGCGGACTGTCCGTGGGCGGCGTGGGAAGAAGTGCTGCGACCGATGCTATCGACTTGTCAGTACCAGATTCCAGGCGTTGGTATGCGTAAGGGCGGCCATGCGCTGCGCATTGGCACTCCGAAGGGCTTCAACCACTGCTACGACACCTATCTGGACGGTAAACCAGGCGGCGAGCCTGATCACAAGAGCTGGCAGTACACCTCGTTACAAGGCGGCAACGTTCCTCCTGAAGAGCTGGAGGCCGCCCGCCGCAAGATGGACCCGCGCACCTTCCGGCAAGAGTACGAAGCCGGCTTCGAGAACTATGCGGGCGTCGTCTACTACACGTTCAATCGCGATGAGTGCCGAACCAGCGAGCGAGTCAAGCCGGGCGAGGCGTTGCACATCGGCATGGACTTCAACGTCATGAAGATGGCGGCCGTTGTCTATGTCGTGCGTAACGATCTGCCGATGGCTCTGGATGAGTTTCATGGTGTTCGGGACACGCCTGAGATGATCGAGAAGATCCAGACACGGTTCCCTGGTCACTCGGTGGCGGTCTATCCCGACGCTAGCGGGCAGAACACCAGCAGCAAAAACGCGAGCGAGTCCGACTTGTCGCTGCTGAAAAAAGCAAAATTCACGGTGATCGTCGACTCCACAAACCCTGGGGTGAAAGACCGCGTGAACTCGGTGAACGCCATGTTCCTGAACGCCTACGGCGAGCGACGACTGAAGGTCAACATCGACCAGTGCCCTCAGCTCACCTTGTGCCTGGAGCGACAGACCTACACCGACAAGGGTGAGCCGGACAAAGACCCGAAGAAGGGTCATGACCACATGAACGACGCAGCCGGCTACTTCATCGCCAAGCGTTACCCGATCAAAGCAATCGTCACCTCCATCAAAATGGGATACGCCCGATGAGCAACGACGTCTCCTTCAAGCGGGCGGAATACATAGCTGTGCTGGATCGCTGGGCAACCGTTCGCGACGTCTGTGCCGGCCAGCACCGGGTTGTCGACCGACTGCCGTACATCAACACACACGACAAGTCGCCTGAAAACGTAGACCGGAACAAGGCCTATCGCGAACGTGCGGTATTCAAGAACGCCACTGGGCACACCCGTAACGGGCTGCTCGGCCTGGCGTTCCACAAAGACCCAACGTTGACGGTGTCGAAGAAGCTGGAATACCTGCAGGACAACGCCAACGGCTCGGGCGTGAGCATCTACCAGCACTCGCAGGGCACGCTGGAGAAGGTGCTTGAGGCTGGTCGCCACGGCCTGTACGTCGACTATCACCAGGACGATGGTATCGGCGGCCACTCGGTGATCCTTTCCTACTGTGCCGAGGACATCATCAACTGGCGCACGGGAATGGTTAACGGCCATAGCGTGTTGACCCTGGTGGTGCTGCGCGAGTCGCCTGAGATTCCGGAGGGCTTCGGGTTTAAGACAGTTGAGCAGTACCGCGAATTGGCGCTCGAGGATGACGGTTTTGTCTGCCGTGTCTGGCGTCGGTCTGGGCCGAAAGGTGGCGGGCCACTTGCAGTCATCGACGAGTTCAAACCCGAAGGTGTAACCGGTCGCCTCAAGGAGATCCCGTTTACCTTCGTCGGCGCACAGAACAACGATCCAAGCATCGACGAGTCGCCGCTCTACGATATCGCCATGATCAACCTGGGCCATTACAGGAACAGTGCTGACTACGAAGATAGCGTTTTCTGGTGTGGGCAGGCTCAGCCCTATATCTCGGGTCTCGATGAGCAATGGCGTGACCACATGGAGAAAAACGGCATTTACGTCGGTTCCCGGGCGCCAATGCTGCTTCCTGCCGGCGGTGCCTTCGCCTACGCTCAGCCGCTACCGAACACCTTGGTCAAAGAGGCCATGGCCGACAAGAACCAGATGATGATCGAGCTGGGCGCCCGGATGGTGGTTGCGTCACTTGCTACCAAGACCGCTACGGAGTCCCGCGGCGATCAGTCCGCCTCAACATCGGTGCTGGCTGGCTGCGTGGCCAACGTCAGCGAGGCATACACTCGGGCAATCATGTGGTGCTGCGCTTACATGGGCATCACCGACAAGAAGGTCGCCTACCAGGTCAATCAAGAGTTCGTCGAGCTGACGGCAGATCCGCAGATGATTACGGCCTTGGTGGGCTTGTGGCAGAACGGAGGCTTTGCGAAAGCGGACCTTCGAGCATATCTGCGCAAGCTTGGACTGATCGCACCAGAGCGCACCGACCAACAGATCGACGGCGAGCTGGAAGAGCAGGGCGACGGCCTGGGCCTGGACGACGAGGACAAAGTAGATGGCGGTGAACCAGGCGATACTTGATGCGACCATCCGGCACGCAGTCTTCCTCGAAAAACTCAAGGCGGGCGAGGTGGGCAAGTTCGCTCCCTTCCTCAAGGAGATTGACCGGTCTATCCGTGAGCGGCTGACCCAGTCGGACCTGACCGAGTACAACGTCAAGCGCTTGGAAGCACTGCTGAAAGAGGTCGACAGCCTGTTGCTGGGCATCTTCGACCGCTACAGCGGGCAACTGAACCTCGACCTGGTGGATATTGCCAACTACGAGGCTGAGTTTGAGGCGACAAGTCTCGCCAGGTCTGCGCCGGTTGGCGTGTCGCTGGATGTGGTCGCCCCGACGGCCGCTGCAATCCGCACCGCAGTGCTAACGAACCCGCTCAGTGTTCGCGGCACCGGTGGTGGGAAGCTGCTCAAGGCCTTCATCAAGGGGTGGACTGGCGCAGAGCGTGAGCGCGTCACCGGCACCATCCGGCAGGGCTTCTTCGAGGGGCAAACCAACTTCCAGATCATTCGCAACATTCGCGGTACCAAGGCGGCCGGCTACAAGGACGGCATTCTTGCCACCACCAGCCGCAATGCCAGCACGGTTGTGCACACTGCGATTCAGCATGTGTCGTCCCAGGCCCGTATGGAGGTGGCCAAGGCCAACACGGACATCGTGCAAGAGATCCAGATGGTTGCCACGCTGGACAGCAAGACCAGCCAGCAATGCCGCTCAATGGACAAGCGCAAGTTTCCGGTCGATTCCGGGCCAAGGCCGCCATTCCACCCGAACTGCCGCACCACCTTCATTCTGCTGACCAAGCTCAGCGAGATGTTTGCCAAGGGGGCCACCAGGGCTTCGGTTGGCGCCGATGGCGGCCAGCAGGTCAGTGCGAGTCTGGATTACTACCACTGGCTTCAGCAGCAGCCGGCGGCGTTCCAGGATGTGGCCATCGGTCCCGTTCGGGGCAAGCTGTTCCGCGAAGGCGGCATGACCGTCGAACGATTCGCCGAGCTGCAGCTTGATCGTAATTTCGCGCCGCTAACCTTGGTTCAAATGAAGATCTTGGAGCCATTGGCATTTGAGAGGGCGAGGTTATAAAGTCATACCCTTACACATGGAAGGGGGCGGATTAATGCTCAGTCAAATGCCGGCAGGTCAAAATAGATCGGATTTAATTAATTATCTCGATATTTTTTTTAAAGAGTTTTATGTTGAGGAAAACAAAAAATTTAACCATAGAATGGTGGTCTCGGCACTGGATGAATCTCTTTGGGATGCGTGGGAGACAGCCTCAGCAGTAAAGCACGCATTCAAATATGTTAGTGTTCGAGAGTCCTTTGTTTGGGCTGTGAGGCGTGGTGCTATCTCCGCCGAGGCACTGATAGATTGGATTGTAATTAATTTGAATCAAGGATTTACAAGGCAGCACATTGATTACATAGAAGACTCTCCTAAAAGAAAGCCAATGATGGAGAAGCTTATTTTAATAACCAGCATTGTTGATTTTATGAACTCTCAAAGCGCGTTTGATCCTCCCTATACTCCAGTTCATGATTTTAATTTTGACGCTCAATGCATCTAATTTATATTTAACTAATTAACCCGCTTTGGCGGGTTTTTTTATGCCTGCAATGTGGGCGAATAAACCCGAGGGGTACATCAACGTGGCAGAAGAAAACGAAATCGACCTGGAAAACCCGGCAATCAAGGCCGCTATCGCGACTGCCGTTGAAGCATCCGTTTCGGGTTTGAAAACCAAGAACTCGGAACTGCTGGGCAAGCTGAAGGAAACCTCCGGCAAGCTGACGCAGTTCGAAACCCAGTTCGAAGGCATCGACATCGACGCCGTGAAGGGGCTGCTCAGTCGCGCCGGTCAGGACGAAGAAACCAAGCTGCTGACCGAGGGCAAGGTGGATGAAGTCTTTAACCGCCGTACCGAGCGTTTGCGTGGCGACTACGACAAGCAGCTCAAAGCCATCAGCGAGCGCGCCGAGAAAGCTGAGTCCTTCGCAGCCAAGTTCCAGGGCAAAGTTCTGGGCGACTCGGTTCGCGGCGCAGCATTGAAGGCCGGCGCTCTGCCGGAAGCAACGGACGACATCATCCTGCGCGCCAAAGGCGTGTTCACCCTTAACGAAGATGGCGATGCAGTCGCCGTTGATGAATCCGGCCAGGTCATCCTCGGTAAAGACGGCAAGACCCCTCTGACTCCGCTCGAATGGGCGGAATCTCTGCGCGAAAGCGCACCTCACCTGTGGCCAAGGGCTTCAGGGACATTTGCCCCGGGCGGGGGTGGCGGCAAGGCTGCATTCAAGCGCTCCGAAATGACCTCCGAGCAGAAGCGCGACTTCCAGCGCAAGCACGGCCAAACCGCATATCTTGCATTGCCCAAGTAAGGGGACAAACCCATGGCTACAACCGTCAACAGCGACCTGATCATTTACAACGATGAGGCGCAAACCGCATACCTGGAGCGCGTCCAGGACAACCTCGATGTGTTCAACGCGTCGTCCAACGGCGCGATGGTGCTCGACAACGAGCTGATCGAAGGCGACTTCCGCAAGCGCGCCCTTTACAAGCTGAACGGCTCGCTGGAACATCGCGACGTCAACTCCGAAGGCAAGGTAACCGCCAAGAAAATCACCGCTGGTGAAGCGGTCGGCGTCAAGGCTCCTTGGAAGTACGGCCCGTACCAGACCACCGAAGAGGCGTTCAAGCGCCGCGGTCGTCCGGTTGAGGAGTTCTCCCAGATCGTCGGTGCCGACGTAGCCGACGCGACCCTGGAAGGCTTCATCCAGTACGCCACTGCCGGCCTGCGCGCCGCTATCGGCTCCAACGCCGAAATGGTGGTCTCTGCCAACATCGAAACCGACGGCAAGAAGACGCTGACGCGCGGCATGCGCAAGTTTGGCGACAAGTTCGGCCGCATCGCGCTTTGGGTCATGCACTCGTCTGCGTACTTCGACATCGTTGACGAGGCGATCACCAACAAGATCTACGAAGAAGCGGGCGTCGTGATCTACGGCGGCCTGCCTGGCACCCTGGGCAAGCCTGTACTGGTAACCGACACCGCGCCGGCGGATGTCATCTTCGGCCTGTTGCCGAATGCCGTAACCATCACCGAGTCGCAGGCTCCGGGCTTCCGTTCGTACGAAGTTAACGACGAAGAGAACCTGAGCATTGGCTACCGCGCGGAGGGCACCGTGAACATCGACGTGCTGGGTTACAGCTGGAAAGCCACCACTGGCGGTTCCAACCCAACCCTGGCCGCTGTCGGCTCCGCTGCAAACTGGGTCAAGCACGCGGGCAGCAACAAGGTCACCGCCGGCGTGATGATCAAGCTCACTGCGACGCCACCTGCCTCTGGCGGCTGAGTCTCAAACTCAACGCGCGGTCAGCGATGGCCGCCTTGGAGAAATACATGGAATTGACTTACAGCAACCAACTCTCCGGCTTCGACCCGGAGAAGCGTTACCGCAACCCGGAACACTTCGACAAGCCAGAAGCGGGAGTGACCAGTGTGCTGGTAATCGGCCATTGGCCGAGCGTTGTTGACGCGTACGAAGCGGCCGGCATCGACGTGTCGGTGAAGGAGGCCAAGCGGGTACAGATTGTTGGCGCCACCAATCAGGTCGAACTGGAAAAAATCATCGCCGCTTTGCGGGCTGAGCATGGGTCTATCCAGGTCCTTGCTGATGGCCTGGAAGCTGGCGAGATTCACCGTCCCGAGTCTGGCGAGCTGGCGGTGCGTTTGTTTGAAGTGTTGGGCACCATTCATGCCTTAGTTGGTGAGCTGACCGCCGAGCGTGACGACCTGCTTCTCACTGTCGATGAGCTGCGCGATGAGGTTGAAGCTCTGAAGAGAGCCGCCATCACACCGCCGGCTGGAGAGGTCGATGAAATCGCCGCGTTGAAAGCAAAGCTCGATGAGGCCAAGGTTCCGTACCGGGCCAATGCTTCGAAAGAATCCCTGGAAAAGCTCGTCGCTGAGCTGACCAAGGAGTAATACTGTTGGCTGTCGGTTACCTGGCGGCCACTCTTCAAACCACTCCAGCGAGTTGACGCATGACACTCATCATCGAGACCGGACAGGGACTTCCGGACGCCGAAAGCTACGCGAGCGCCGAGGACCTGGCCATGTATGCCGTGAAGTTCGGCACGGTCATTCCTGAGGGTGTTCCAGCGCAGGAAGCGTTGCTGCGCCGGGCCGCTTTGGCTATGGATGGCATGACCTGGAAAGGGCGCAAGACCAATAGCGAGCAGGGCTTGTCCTGGCCGCGCCGTGAAGTGCTGCTTGATCACGAGATCAAACCGAGCAACTACCTACCGGCGCGGATCCAGTACGGGCAGATGGCCCTGGCTGCTGAGATCCATCAGGACGATATCGACCCGGTGGAGAAGCGCAAGGGCGCGGTTCTGCTTGATCGTGTTGAAGGGGCGGTGACCCGGCAGTACGCGGCGATCCCCAACACCAGCAACCGGTTACTGCCGGCGGCGCCGGATCGGCCTAGCGCCACTCAGTTCGCTGACTACTTACAGAAGCGGGGGTTATTCGCAGTCAGGGTCTAGTCGTTTATCAGCGCATGCATCATTAAGTGCTGGAACTCTAGCTCGATGGCATCCTTCCCTCTACCAATGACGGCGGCAGTCTTGCTCACTTTACTAAAATCGAAGTCTTCGCCATATGGCACCTTCTCAGCTGATGCCTTGATTGCAATGTCGCCATAACCGACAGCCTCCAACGATTCCTTCACCAATTTTCTCGTTGCGACTTTGTGGTACAGATCGCCATAACGCTCAACCGGTGCACTGGCGCTTATCAAAAGTTCGTTACCGATCTGTGCGTAATTCATCGTTCTTCCTTGGATGGCTTGATATGACATTTTATGGCGACTTGGCCATGGCGGCCTTGGAGATGATTACAGAGTTCGGCCAGTCTGTAACTATCAGCAAGACGGAGCCGGGTGAGTACGACCCTGAGACGGGCGGCGAAGCGCCAGGCGCCACTGTCGAGCAAATTGCCCAGGGCATCCTGCTCGACTTCACCGGCCTCGAATTTCAAAACAACAGCCTCATTCGGCAGGGCGACAAGAAGCTAAAGATCGCCGCGAAGGGCTTGGCCTGGGTTCCCGGCCTGCTCGACAGAGTGGTTGCCCAAGGCCGCACCTGGTCAATCGTCCCTCCGCTGAAAGAGGTCAACCCCGCCGGTACGCCGATCCTGTATGAGTTGCAGGTGCGGTCATGACAAACAAATACGCGAGCATGAATGGCAGCTTCGCCGAGAACATTCGCAATTTCGCTGAGCGCGCCCAGGCAGGTATCGACGCGACCATCCGCGAGATCGTGATCGAGATCGGCAGCAGCGTTATTCGCATGTCGCCGGTGGGCAATCCAGAGATTTGGGCTGCGAACGTCGTTCACCGACAGGCGAACAAGCGGGCCGCCGATGACTACGACTTCAAGGTCGCGGTCCGCAATACGATCATCAACCTCAACGAGTCGAATTTCACGAAGGCCGGCAAGCTACGGCGCGGCGTGAAATATGCCAAACCCCTGACAAAGACCGAGCGCGACCAGAACTTCAATGTGAACGGCTTGGTCGCCGGCAGTGACTACGTCGGTGGGCGGTTCCGCGGGAACTGGCAGTTTTCCATTGGCGCGCCGGCGGAAGGCACCCTTGACCAAGTCGATCCTGTTGGTGGTGTGACGCTGGCTAAGCTGCGATTACAGGTCCAGGCGCTGACCGCTGGTGAGACGGCCTACATCGTGAACAATCTTCCGTACGGCATCCCGCTGGAGTATGGGCATTCGACTCAGGCACCCGGCGGCATGGTCCGAATCACTCTGGCCAGATTCCAGCAGATCGTCGACGAAGCCACAAGGAACAACCAGGTATGAGCCACGCCATCATTGCGTCCATCTACGAGGCCAAGCTGATTGCCTGGAGCAAGGCGCGCACGGAGCCGATCAAGGTGGTGTTCGAGAACGTTAAGTACGAGCCGGCGGACGGCGAGACCTACCTACGGGCGTTCATGCTTCCGGGTGAGACGGCCAGCAGCACGCTAGCCGGCGACCATCGAGCTTTCATCGGCGTCTACCAGGTCAGCATCGTGGCTCCGGCCAACTCTGGGAAGACAAAGACGAACCCGCTTGTGGTCGAGTTGACTGCGCTGTTCCGGCTGTATGCACGAGACACAAAGAGCGGTTTCACAGTGGTCGCCATGTCACCGGTAGAGCAGGGGCCGGGGATCACTGACGCAGCGACATACATGGTTCCGCTCTCTTTCCAGTATCGAGCAGATACCGGCTCATAGCTGATTTGTTGCTACCCACCGAGCCTCAATCCGCGATGTTGCCTATGCGGCTATAATCGGTTCCTTTTTCCAGGACCGGCAAATGAAAAGTTTGGAAGATCTGATAGACAGCCGAGACCCCGCGCTACCCCTCATTGAAAAAATGCTGGGAGCTGCCACTTTGAGCTATCAGTTACTCCCCCCGTCCACCGAAAGTGGCCGCGTTCTTTCTAGCCTACAAATTACGACTAGATCAACGTTGGGGGCGATCGCCTATGAGACCGGTGGCCTACTCATCGACCATGGTTGGTTGCGCGTGCTCGGCTCCGGGCACCCCCAATTGCCCCGAAATCTTGTTGATTGGAACAACGGGCGTTCCGATGCTTATTTGCTGGTCGCCGACGATGCTGCTGGAGGGTTCTTTTCCATTAATGGCGGCGGTCTGGGCGATGATGTAGGAGCGATGTATTACTGGGCACCCGATACATTACGGTGGGAGCAGTTGGACATTGGTTATACAGATTTTCTGGGTTGGGCCTTAAGTGATCGACTTGCTACTTTTTACGACGGCCTACGCTGGGATGCCTGGCGTAGTGATCTGCAGGAACTGAGAGCAGATCAGTGTTTTTCATTTTTTCCGTTTCTCTGGACTCGGGAAGGATCAATCAACGAAAGCAGCCGCACTCTGATCGATGTCGGTGAGCAGTTTGAAATAAACGTCGAGTTGGCTCGCAAGCTCGACAAACCGGATTGATGGACAAACTGAGACATTTGCGTCCTTGACTCAGCGAGTGCGATTCCTACAAAAAAAATCTGCCGCCGGGACGTTGCCCGATAAAGAGTAACTAGTCCGCCGTATCGTCGCTCACCACTCCTATGGTTTACCAATGAACCCGCCTCTGTGCGGGTTTTGTCATTTCTGAAAAGAGGAAACACCCATGGCCGGCATCCAAATGCCCAACGGCGCCACCCTTGAGATTGCGTCGACTTACGGCGTTGCAATCCCATTCACTGCGCTGACCAATGCCAATCCGGCAATCGCAACTGCTGCAGCCCATGGCTTGGCCGAGGACGATGTAGTCGCCGTCAACTCCGGCTGGACTCGCCTCGACGGTCGCGGCGTTCGAGTTGGCGTGATTGCCAGCGGCACCTTCGCCCTGGCAGGCGTGAACACCACCAACGCTCAGCAGTATCCGGCGGGCTCCGGTATCGGCTCTGTCCGTGAGGTGACTGCCTTCACCGAGATCTCGCAGGTCACCGAAATGAACTCGGCCGGTGGCGACCAGCAGTTCCTGACCTTTGGTTTCGTGGCCGACGACAACGATCGCCAGATGCCGACCACCAAGAACCCGATCACGCTGACTTATACCGTCGCTGACGATCCATCCAAGCCCTATGTGGCTGTCTGCGAGGCGGCGGACGACGACAAGCAGCCTCGGTTGCTCCGCCTGAATCTCCCGGGTGGTAGCAGCATTATCTACAACGGCTATGTGTCGATCACCGCGACGCCGACCATGTCACGCAACAACCTGATGACCCGTGTTATCAGCGTTGCCCTGACTGGCCTTCCAACCCGCTACGCGGCCACGGTGTAACCCATGGCCAAGTTCAAATTGATCCAGAAGCCGACCTTCAAGGCGCCGGTGATGATCCAGCGGGCTGGATACAACGCCGAAAAGGTGGAGTTCGAGTTCAAGTACCTGGACCGTACCGCGCTCGCCGAGCTTTACACCGGCTGGAACGAGCGGCACGACGAATTGAGCAAGCAGCTCGGCGACATGGACCTCAAAACTTTCACCGCCGCCCAGATCGCACTGCAGGCCGAACAACTGCTGGACGTGGTCGTTGGCTGGGATATTGAAGAGGCGTTCACGCCCGAAAACGTGCGCATCCTCGTCAACTCGATCAACTCAGCCCCGAAGGCTGTGCTGAATGCTTACGCAGAAGCCTTCAGTGAAGCTCGCCTGGGAAACTCCTAAGCGCCTCCCGCGCCCTGTATGAGCCAGGGCCATCAGATGCAGACCTGATGGCCTTCGGATTGTCGCGGCAGGACATTCCCGACAAGGAAGTCGGCATCTGGCCGGATAACTGGGAGGTCTTCAAGGTCTTTGAGGCTATGACCACTCAGTGGCGCACAGGCGCGTGTGGCGCGACAGGCATGGACTACAGCGTTCTCTCCGGCGTCATTCGGATGTGCGGTGTGCCGATCAGCCAGCGACAAACCATTTTCAGTGACTTCCGGCGAATGGAGGCTGAAGCCCTGCAGGTTATGGCGGAACAGAGAGAAAACAAATGAGCACCAACTTCGCTTCCCTGGGTATTGCGGTTGAGTCGTCGGATGCTGTCAAAGCCACAGACGATCTTGGAAAGCTGGTTACTGCTGCCGAGGGCGCGGAGAAGGCGGTAGATGGGCTGAGCAAAGCCAGTGATGGCCTTGCCGGTACCGGCAAAAAAGTCGCCCAGGCTGAAGCTGAGGCCGCTCTAGGCATCGAGAAGTCTACCGGTGCCAGAGAGCGGCAGGTCGGCGCAAGCCGCAAAGTAGCCGACAGCGCTGTCGCCGAAATCGCCATCATCAGACAGCTCGACAAGGCGATGACCGGCAACATCGACAGCATGGAGACGCTGATTCAGGCCGAGGGTCTGCTGGAACGTGCCCGCAAGGGTGGTCTAGTCACCATTGAGCAACAGGAGGCATATCAGGAACGGCTCGGCAAATCCTTCGAGCGGATTGAGAAGGCCGAATCCAAAGAGCTTGCACAGAAACAGCGACTCATTGATGCGGAAAACCGCCGGATCGAAGCGCTGAAGCGTACCGTTAATGGAATTGATCCAGTCACCAACAAACTTGCGAGGCTGGAAGAACGCGAGCGTGCGCTAAACGAGCTTCATAAAATTGGCGTGAAAGACGCCAACGAATACAACGAAGCGCTTGCCAAAATCGGTAAGGACCGCTCAGGACTGACGGCAACAGAGACGGCTTTCGATAAATTGAAGCTCGGTACCCGCCAGGCTCAAGAAAACGTCATGCAGCTCACTAACGCCCTTCAGTCTGGGGATTGGGGGAGCGGGGCGCGGGCAGTTGCACAGTTGGGGGCCGGTGCCGGTGCGTCTGCAAAAAGTATGGCAGCCATGCTGATCCCCGCCGGCTTGTTGGTTGCCGTTCTCGGGTCACTTGGTTACGCCTATCTCGATGCAATGAAGCAGGCGCGCGAGTTCAATGCCGCAATCAACGGTGGCTCGAACGACGCAGGACAGACCATTGGTAGCTTGAAGGAGATGGCAGAAGGCGCTGGCCGCGTTACCGGCAATCTCTCCGGAGCGCGTGAGGCGGTCGTGTCCCTTGCCTCCGGAGTGGCCACCAGCGGCACGCAGATGCGCAACCTGGCGGAAGCCGCCGCAGCAATCAGTGAGATTACCGGCCAGGGGGCGGGCGAGCTCGCTAAGTCCTTTGCTACCGCTGGCGATACAGCAACTGAGGCCGCCGGCAAGATCAGCAGCCAATATGGCCTGCTGACGCTTGAACAGTACCAGGTGATCAAGGCGATCGACGATCAAGGCGACCATCAGCGGGCGCTGGATGTGCTCAGTGAAGACCTGAATCAGTCCGCCCTGGAGCGTTTGAAAACCTACCGCACCTCTCTCTCCGATGTAGAGCGCGACTGGGACGACATCAAAAATGCCATCAAGGGCGCCTATGCGGCTGTCCGGTCTGAGGTGTTTCCTGACCTGGCCAAGCAAATCGAGATCACTCAACGGGTACTCGACACGCGGAAGGGTGGCGGCATATCTGGAGCGATCTCCAACGGACTGAGCTCTCTCAACTCTGCGCTGGGCCTGGGCACTGGGGAGCATGACGATTCGACTCCGGCGCTTGAGGCAAAGCTCGCAGATCTCAAGGCACGACAGGCGGCGAGCGAAAGCCTTACTGCCTCTACTGGCGAGAGCACTCGTGCGAATAAAGAGTTGATTGCAACTGAGAAGGAGCTAAGCGCTCAACTCAATGACACCAACCCGCTTAACAAGCGTCTGGCCGGGCTTAAAAAGCTGGATGAAAAATTTACAAAGCTTTACCAAAACGCTGAGCGGACCGGGCAGAAATCACCGTTATTGGACGGTGTTGATTTTGACGGCAAGAAGTTCTCAGGGGGCGCTTACGACACGCTGTTGAAGGGGCTAGAAGATAAGAACAAAGATCCGAAAGCCGCGGGTAATCAGGTTGATCTGACGGCTTTCAACAAGACCAAGAACAGTCTGGCGGCCATTGTCGATGAGTACAAAAACGCCCAGAAGGAACTGGACGCCGCACAGAAGGCTGGCCTGGTATCGCAGTCGGATTACGCCCTGAAGCGTGAAGCCATGATTGGCAATGAACGCGATGAGGTGACGGCCGCTTACGAGGCTGAGATCGCCGCGCTGGAGGCCGCCAAGGGCAAGAAAACCACATCGGCAGCGCAAAGCATTCAACTCGACCAGAAGATAGCCGACGCGCGCGCAGGGATGGTCAAGGCGCAGAAGGATGCCGATAGCCAACTTGAAGTGTTGGCTACCAATGAGACCGGGCGACTCGCCAAGCAGGAGCGGGCGATCAGCACGTACGTGCAGGCGCTGGGGCAGCAACAGAGGGCCTTGGAGCTTGCAGGTCAGCGCGCAGTGCTCGGCGTGGGGCAGGGTGATCGCCAGAACGCGCTGAGCGGCGAGCTGAACAGCCAGCAAGACCGGTTTGCTCAGCAGTCGCTGGATCTGGAAAACCAGCGCTCCGATCCATCGCGCAATATGTCGGACGAAGAGTTCACCCGAAAATCGCAGGCGCTCGCCGATGCGAACAAGAAGGCGACCGACCAGATCCGGCAGAACTACGCGGATGTGGAGGCCGCCCAGGGCGATTGGACGAAGGGAGCGTCTGCAGCGTGGGACAACTATCTGGATTCGGCGAAGAACATCGCCGGCCAGACAAAGAGCCTGTTCGGCAACGCCTTCAGCTCTATGGAGGATTCAATCGTCAACTTCGCCATGACCGGGAAGCTGTCGTTTGCTGACTTTACCAAGTCAATTCTTGCCGATATGGCACGCATCGCGACCCGACAAGCAGCCTCTGGCCTTCTCGGCTCCCTAGTGGGGCTTGGTGTGTCTGCTGCTGGCTCTTACTTTGGCGGCGGCGCCGCGACATCAGCAGGGTCGACAGCGGCCGGGTATAGCCCGGAGGTATTGGCTGGCTGGTCCGGTGTGACCCAGGCAAAGGGTGGCGCCTGGTCTGGTGGCGTTCAGATGTTTGCCGACGGCGGTGCGTTCACCAACTCCATTGTCAGTAAGCCAACAGCCTTCGGTATGGCCAATGGCAAGACCGGCGTCATGGGGGAGGCTGGAGAAGAGGCAATTATGCCGCTGACCAGAACCTCCAGCGGCAAGCTGGGCGTTATGGCCATGGGCGGCGGCGGTGCAGGCACAACTCAGATCAACGTCGAGGTGCACATCGATGGTGACGGCAACGCGTCGTCCTCCTCTGACGACCCTGGCTACGACCTGTTCGGCAAGGAGCTGGCAACGTTCGTCGAGCAGAAGTACCAGGAACTGCGGACGAAGGACATGCGCCAAGGCGGCGTCATCAACAAAGCAATCAAGGGGCGCTGATGACCATCGAACGATTCATCTGGGAGACGGAGAAGGGCGCGGAAGGAGATGTCGCCCAGCGCGTCCGCACCAAGCAGTTCGGGGACGGGTACGAGCAGTCGGTCGAGGACGGCCTCAACAACCAGTCCCAGTCCTGGCCGCTCACCTTCACCGGTGCCAAGCCCCGGGTTCTGTTAATCAAGGCGTTCCTTGATCGGCACAAGGGGGCAAAGGCGTTTCTCTGGACGCCACCCCTCGGCGAACTAGGGCTCTACAAGTGCAACGGCTACAAGCCCGTGCACCGTGGCGGTCAGGTCTACGCCATCACCGCAACCTTCCAGCAAACCTTTCACCCCTGAGATAACCGCCCATGACACTGATCACGGACATCCAGAAACTGGAGCCCGGCGGCGAAATTCGCCTTTTTGAAATTGACGGGACCGAGTACGGCGCGGATTACCTGCGCTTTCACGGGCACGCTATTCCGCATACACCCGAAGAACTGCTGGCCTACGAGCATTCCGACGAGGAGCTCCCGGCCAAGTCGATTTGGTGGCAGGGCGAGGAGTACGCGGCCTGGCCGGTGCAGATTGAGGGCATTTCCTCAAGCAGCGACGGCACCGCCTCTCGACCGACTTTCGCCGCTGGCAACGTCAATGGGCGCGTCACGGCGCTGTGCCTGGCCTTCGAGGACCTGCTCAAGTTCAAGCTGACGGTTCGCGAGACGCTGGCCAAGTATCTGGACGCGGCAAACTTCCCCGAGGGAAACCCAACTGCCGATCCGACCCAGGAAGCGCTGGAGATCTGGTACATCGACCAGAAAACCAGCGAGGACGGCGAGGCGGTGGTCTGGGAGCTGTCTTCCCCAGGCGAGATCGACAACCACGGGCTGCCCGGTCGGCAGATGACGACCTTCTGCCACTGGGCCATGACCAATGGTTACCGGGGGCCGGATTGTGGCTATACCGGCGCGGCCATGTTCGATGACGACGACAATCCTACGGACGACCCAGCGCTGGACCAGTGCAAGGGCTGCCTGTCGTCCTGCAAGTTGCGCTTCGGCGAGAACGAAGAGCTCTCCTTCGGCGGATTCCCCGCCGTTTCCCTGATTGCCCGGAGCTGACCATGCGCAAGCACATCATCGCGGCCATCCAGGCGCACGCGGCGGCGGAGTATCCCCGCGAATGCTGCGGTCTGTTGCTGGCCGTCGGCCGGGCGCAGAAGTACTTTCCGTGCCGTAACATCGCCACGGAGCCGAACGAAGAGTTCCGGCTCGATCCCCAGGACTACGCTGCGGCGGAAGATCTGGGCGAGGTGATCGGGATCGTTCACACGCATCCGGACGCAACCAGTCGGCCGTCACCGCATGATCTGGCCATGTGCGAGGCCACGGCCTTGCCCTGGCACATTCTGAGCTGGCCCGAGGGCGACCTGCGGACGATCACGCCAACAGGCAGCGCGCCGCTGCTCAATCGTCCGTTCGTCCACGGTGCCTGGGACTGCTGGCAGGTCTGCGCTGACTGGTATCAGCGTGAGTGGGGCCTGGAGTTTGAAGCCTTCCAGCGCACTGATGGCTGGTGGGAGAGCGTGGAGAACACCAGCCTGTACGAACAGCATTACGAGGCCGCCGGCTTTGTACGAGTTGACCAGCCGCAGCGCGGCGACCTGATCGTCATGCATGTCGGCCGGACGGTTCACCCGAATCATGCAGGGATTTATCTGGGCACTGATCCTGCGCTACCTGGCGAAGAGTCGGGCACGTTCGGCCCTGGCCCTTTCTTGCTGCACCACCTGTATGGCAGGCCGTCCGAGATCATCGTCTTCGGCGGGCCTTGGCATAACCGGGCGTGGCTGATCCTCAGGCACAACAGTTTGCGGAGGTCATTCGCAGACTGAGAGTGACTACAGTCTTTCGAGCGAGCAAGATGTTCAAGGATGATTGCAGGCGTTATCCTGTGTCAGAACTTTATGGCCCGCGCTGTCGTTGCTATCTCCGAAGTGGGTGCGAAATTGATTCATTAACGGATTATGGATTTGAAAAAGCGAAGGAAGTCAAACTGGGTTTGTGAGAATAATTCCCGCAAGCGAGCGGTGGCTAGTTTGAATCGACCAAAATATCAGCCCGACATTTATGCTACTCCTGCCGTTCTTGGACGTCATACCGTTTCACTGCCTGATCAGCTCAATTTATTTACTGAGCGGGGGCGTGATAAGTTATATCGCTTATTAAGGCAGCTCGCGGCAGTTCCGCGCCTTTCAAAATTAACTCTCGACTTTAGTGGGTTATTGGAAATTAAAGTGGCTGCCTTGGTTGTGTTGTATGCACATCTTGAAATAATGCTTGAAAGCAAAGTTGCACGCAAATTGTTATGGGTAAAGTCACCAATTGAAGAAATAAACACTGAGCTTTCCAGTATCGGGGTTTGGGCTCTTTTGGGCGAAGAGTATCGGCCGAAGGCTGGCACTATTAGGATTTGCTCTGTATCTAATGAACAAAATCAAAGCAATAATAAGCAGCCGTTGCGAGATGCCATAACTTATGCGAAAGATGCTATTGCACAATATCAACTTCCTGGAGTTGAAAGCGAGGATGATGATGCAGCATTCGGCGCGATCTCTGAGTCTTTTACAAATGTTTGGCAACACGCATATGCAGAAGATCTAGCGCTGAGGCATGTAACGCTAGGTGAGTCAGCAGGCGTAAAAAAATGGTGGATTGCGTTGAAGCACATGGATGGTCAGCTTTTTATGGCTGTTTATGATATAGGTGTTGGAATACCCGCGAGCACTCGCAGAAAAGGGTGGTATTCTTCAGTAAAGCAAGATCTTGTGAGTTTTTTAACCGGCATGAGTTCGGATAATCAAGATATTAAGACCGCTTTGGAGTATGGGAATTCTCGATATAAGATACAGGGGCGTGGCAACGGACTTCCTACAATGAAGAAGTTTGTGGAGATCAACCCTAATGGCGCTTTGAGAATTATGTCCGGAAAAGGAATGTATCGATTCGGATCAAGGAATGGCTCAGAGGATTGGTCTGATTTGACTGCAAACTTTCCTGGAACTTTGGTTCAGTGGAACATCGCGCTGAATGCTAAAGGTGAAGCAGATGAAGCCTGAATGTACTATTTTAGTTTCAGAATATACTGATATGCCTATCGGCAGAGATGGGCTCGACGGACCAAAAAATGGTAAGGATTTTCGCGAGAATCATTTGATACCAGCCTTGAGAGAATACGAAATTGTTAAGGTTGATTTCAACGGAACTCTTGGTACGGCGCCATCATTTTTAGAAGAGGTATTTGGCGGTATGGTGCGTAATCGACACATGACCGCAGTGGAGTTGCTTCGTAGGGTTCCGGTTGTTTATAAGTTTGAAAGCGTTAAAAATAATGTTAAGAAGTATATTCGGGAGGCGGATGAGTTTATATCCGCCAACGGTGGTTAGTAATGGACTTGCTGGCGTTGATTGTTGGTGTGGCTGCCATTGTTGCAGCAATTTTTTCAGCTGTTGGCTCTAGTGTAAGAAATGAGGCGCATCATCAAGCAACAGTTATACAAGACCTGATCAAGGATATATCAGAAATCACTCATAATTATTTTTTGACCGGTACGGGAGAAGCTTCGACGCAAAAAAATTGCGGTGATAAGGTCGCTGACACCAGAAAGGCGATGATATACGAATCAAAGTGCAGTATGCGATGCGATTTGCTCGAGTCTGCATTGCAGTTGTTAGTTAGGCGCTGTTCTAGATCGTTATTATTTGATGCGGATGTAGAAGTGTTTAGGTCTGATTTTGTGGGTTTGCTGGGGAGTCTTCGAGATACGTTATCTGTTGGTGCGTATTCTAGCGAAAATACAGTGCAATCTATTTTGGTGGTTGATGCTGGATTGGTTAGGCTCCATATGCGGTTGAATGACTATATAAGTGAAAGATTCAGGCCGGTTTTTGAGACCGCCCAATCGCACTAATCTTTGCCGAGTTTTAACTGGTATTTGGTGCGGCCTGTTGAATAATTTGCAATTGTCCCGCCAAACCAAAGAGGGAACGACATGCGGATTTTGATAGCTGCGGTAGCGGTGGCGATGCTGGCGGGGTGTATGGCGCCGACGATGAATGAGGCTCGCCAATCTGGCCCGTACAAGGTCCTGCATTCGAAAAAGTCGGATAAAAACGTCGCGGAATGCGTTCAGTACGAATGGCAGAATCAGGCAATTTTCGGCGGGACGCCAGGTGCAACACTTCAAGCTGGAAGGCCAAGCGGCTACACCGTTTTCACAGAAGCCTCTGCTTATTTTGTGGACGTTCAGCCCGAAGGGGCTGGCTCGGTTTCAAAATATTACGTAGTGCTGCCCAACTGGATTGCAAACAAACGATTGGCGGTTCTACAAGGCTGTCTATAGCAACAAAATGGCTTACAAGGCTCGCTTCGGCGGGCCTTTTTATTGTCTGGAGAAAAAACATGGCCGCACTGGCAATCAACTACCAACCGCTGACCACGATCCTGCTCTATGGGCAGCTTCGGAAATTCGGACGCTCTTTCAAGCTTTCTGTACGAACCCCAGGGGAGGCTATCAAGGCGCTCTGCGTCCAGATTCCGGGTTTTGAGAGATTCCTGTCTAACGCAAAGTCACGCGGGATAGAGTTTGCAATTTTCCGAGGATCTAAAAACCTTGAAGAGAAAGAGCTTGGCTTTTCCGGTGAGGGGGATATTCGAATCGCTCCAATCGTCACTGGCAGCAAGCGCGGTGGAGCGTTGCAGACCATCATCGGAGCTGTCCTTATCGTCGTTGGCTTAGTTATCACCGGGGGCAGTTTTGGCACCATGGCACCTTTCGGCTCGGCCCTGATCATGATGGGCGGCTCGATGGTGCTGGGCGGAGTGATCCAAATGCTCAGCCCCCAGGCCGGCGGCCTCAAGACCAGCGCCGCGCCTGAGAATACCCCCGGCTACGCCTTCGGCAGCGCAAAGAACACCACAGCATCTGGCAACCCGGTTCCTCTTTGCATCGGCGAGCGTCGGTGGGGAGGTGCGATTATCAGCGCCGCGATTTACGCCGAAGACCAGATGTAGCTATCACCCGAATTACAGCAGCCGCCCCAGAGGCGGTTTTTTATTGCCTGGAGGAAAGCATGGGCGCAGCACGCAAGATTGATGTCTATGGCGCGAAGGGCGGCTCCGAGAAGCCCAAGACTCCAACCGAAGCACCGGACAGCCTGCGCTCTGTCGCTATCGCAAAAATGCTCATTGCTATCGGCGAGGGCGAGTTCGAAGGCACGCCTACTGCGCGGGACATCTACCTCGACAACACTCCGCTGCAAGACCCCCAGGGCAACATGAACTTCCCGAACGTAAAGTGGGAGTGGCGCACCGGGGCGGTGGATCAGACCTATATCCAGGGCATCCCCTCGATCGAGAACGAAACCACGATCAGCACCGAGCTGCGCAGCGGTACACCGTGGGTTCGAGGGATCAGCAACACCCAGCTTTCTGCCGTGCGAGTACGTTTCGCCTGGCCGGCGCTACAGTCCGTGGACGCGAACAACAACATCAATGGTTACCGGATCCAGTACAAGGTCGAACTGGCAACCGATGGCGGGGCCTATCAGGAAGTCCTGAGTGAGGTAGTCGACGGCAAGACAACCAATCTTTACGAGCGAACCCGACGTATCGATTTGCCCAAGGCAACCAGCGGCTGGCTGATGCGGATAACGCGACTGACCGTCAACCAGAACAGTCCGGGCAAGTTCTCCGACATCATGCAGATAGCGGGCTTCACTGAGGTGATCGACGCCAAGATCCGATATCCCAACACCGCGCTGCTCTACATCGAGTTCTCGGCCGAGCAGTTCCGCAGCATTCCCGCGGTGACCGTTGGCTGCAAAGCTCGTAAATGGCAGGTACCAAGCAACTACGACCCCGTGTCGCGGACATACAACGGCATCTGGGACGGTACGCTCAAAGAGGCCTACACCAACAACCCGGTGTGGGCTACTTACGGAATCACTACGGTTGACCGATTCGGCTTGGGCCGCCGCATCAAGCCGTGGATGGTGGACAAGTGGGAGCTCTACCGCATCTCTCAGTACTGCGACCAACTGGTGCCGGACGGGAAGGGCGGCCAGGAGCCGCGCTTCATCTGCAACCTGAACCTGCAGAGCAAGGCCGATGCCTGGTCGCTGTTGCGCGATATCTCGGCAATCTACCGAGGCATGACCTACTGGGCCCAAGGCCAGGTCTTCACCCTGGCGGATATGCCACGCGCCACTGACTTTGACTTCGCTTACACCCGGGCGAACGTCATCGACGGCAAGTTCACTTACTCCAGCGCGTCGGAGCGCACCCGCTACAGCCGCGCGCTGATCAGCTACGACAATCCGGCGAATAACTACGACACAGACGTCACAGCAGTGACTGACCAGAAGCTACAGCGGCGCTACGGTGACAACCCGCTGGAGATCAGTGCAATCGGCTGCACCCGTGAATCCGAGGCCCAGCGCCGCGGTAAGTGGGCGCTGCTGACGAACTCCAAGGATCGGGCCGTTACCTTCAAGGTCGGCCTCGACGGCCGCATTCCGTTGCCCGGCTACGTGATCCCGATCGCTGATGAACTGCTGGCCGGTCGGCCGGTGGGCGGGCGTATCTCGGCGGTGAACGGTAAAGTCATCAAACTGGACCGCGATACCCAGGCCAAGCCCGGTGACCGATTGATCCTCAACCTGCCCGACGGCAAGTGCGAGGGGCGCACCGTGCAGTTGGTCAGCGGCCGGCAGATTACCGTGACCGTTGCTTACTCCGTGGTGCCGGAACCTGAGCTGGTGTGGGCGCTGGATGCCGATGACCTCGCAATCCCGCTGTACAGGGTGGTGAGCGTGGCCCGGCCGGAGCCCGGCGTCTTTGAAATCTCGGCCGTGCAGTACGACCCAAGCAAATTCGCGCACATCGACACTGGCGCGCGCCTGGAAGAACGGCCGATCAGCGTTGTGCCAATCACCGTGGTTCCGGCGCCGGCGAGCGTCGACATCACGTCGAACTACTCCGTTGACCAGGGCCTGGCGATCAGCACCATGAACATCTCATGGCCTGCCGTGGCTGGCGCTGTCGCGTATGACGTGGAGTGGCGCAAGGACAGCGGCAACTGGATCAAGCTGCAGCGCACTGGTTCGACCAGCGTGGACGTTACGGGAATCTACTCGGGCGCCTATCTGGCCCGGGTGCGTTCGGTGAGTGCATTCGAGATATCTTCGATTTGGAAGAGTTCAAACCTGACCAACCTGGAAGGTAAGGTAGGCCTGCCGCCGGCGGTGGCATTCCTGACCACCACCAGCCTGGTCTACGGCATCGGCATCCAGTGGGGTTTCCCACCAGGTGCAGAGGACACCCAGCGTACGGAGGTCTGGTATAGCGAATCGCCGGACCTGACGACGGCCGCGAAGCTGAGCGACTTCAGCTACCCGCAGGCGAAGCATGAGATGCACAGCCTGCTGGCGGGGGCGAGTCTGTTCTTCTGGGCGCGGCTGGTGGACCGTGCCGGCAACGTCGGGCCGTTCTTCCCGATCCCAGGTGCGGTAAATGGCCAGGCCAGTTCGGACCAGACCGAGTACGACAAGTACTTCGCCGACAAGATCGGTAAGGGGGCGCTGTACCAGGACTTGCGCGAAGAGATCGAGCTTATTACGGGCGATGGGCCTGGATCGGTCAATGAGCGGCTGGAGCAGGCCAAGCAGGAGCTGGAAGAGCTGATCAACCAGGTCACGGACGCCCTGGCCTATGACCCTGCCAAGCCGTATCTGAAGGGGGATATTGTTCGCTTGGACCAGCACCTGTTCCAGGCGAAAGGCCCGGTACCGGTGAACACCAGCCCGCCGAACGCCACCTATTGGTCGGATATCGGCACCATCCTGGAAACTGCAAACGCCTTGACGTCGCAGGTTCAGATCATCGAAACCAAGATCGTAGAGCTCGACGGCAAGGTGGTGGCCACCGCTTCATCCATTGAGGCGCTGCGTTCAGCCGCTCGCGACGATGACGGCGCTGGCGACCTGGCGGGCGTGATCAAAGGCTGGCAGTCAACCGCTGATCTGGCTCTGGAGAAGCGCACCAGGGCAACAGAAAACGAGTCGATGGCACAGCAGATGCTGACGATGAACGCGCAAGTAGGGGCGAACAAGTCAGGGCTGACTGTTCTGGAGCAGGTGGTGGCGACCAACAGGGAGACGGCAGCCACTCAAGTAAACCAACTGAAGAGCGATCTGGCGCTGACCGATGAGAAGGTGGCCGGTAATGCCGTGGCTATCACTGGCCTCGACACAAAGGTCACTGAGGTTGATGGCAAGGTCACCTCCCTGGCTGCCAGCAATGAATCGCTGCGGGCGGCGGTGCGCGGTGATGACGGTGCCGCTGATTTGTCCGGGGTCGTTAAGTCTTGGGAGGCAACAGCCAGCTTCTCGGCAGAAAAGCGCGTCCAGGCGACGGCCAATGAAGCCCAGGCTCGAACCTCGGAGCTCCTGCAATCGAGCATCGGCCAAACCAATGCCTCGGTTCAGCAGGTCAGTCAGACGGTAGTCAATCTCGATGGCAAGGTATCTGCCCAGACGACGATCAAGGCTCAGACCATTGCCAATGGCAAAAAGGTCATGGCCGGCCTGGCTCTTGGCAGTGATGGGGAAACGTCGGAGGTTCTGGCATTCGCTCAGCGCTTCGCCATTGTCGACGAGGTCAGCGGGCAGTTGATTACACCGTTCGTTGTGAGCGGTGGCCAGGTGTTCATCAACCAGGCAGTGATCAATAAGGCATTTATCCAGGAAATCGTGCTGGGTATGACATTGCGCTCAGAGGAGGTGGATTCCAAAGGCCGCCCATTGCTGGAGATCAACATTAAGGCCGGCACATTCACGCTTAGAAGCGCTGGCACTGGTGGCTCGGCGCTGCTGAACAATGACGGCCTCACCGTGTTTGATGCCAACGATATCGACCGCGTCACCGTAGGGAAGCTTTCGCTATGATTTATGGCCTTCGCACAAAAAGTGCTGCTGGAGTTGTTGAACTCGACGAGAACTCATTTACGGTAAGGGTTATATATTCAGAGCTTGTGCCCAGGTCGGCTGGATACTATGTGGACATTCCTATTCCTCAAGTAGATCCGGCCAACTGTCAGTCAATAGTTGTTCCGGCGGGCCCATACACTACAGACCCCAACGCTCAAGATGCTTATGCAATTCAGTTTGAGCCTCAAACGTTTGAAGGTTTTGTCAGGGTTTGGTTTACCAATAGGAATATTACTGGAAATCAGCCATCTTCAGGACTCGCGACTCAGCGGTTATTGGTAATGAGGTATAAGTAGATGACCTACGGGCTCCGCTTTACAAACGATAATGATGTAGTGGTTCTAGATTCCGAATACTCTCGACTGGTCGTCATTCATCAAGGGGTTTATGGCCCTGGCGGGGTCGGATTTCCAGCGCCTGTAAACTCAGCTGAGCCCCCCCTGGTGTTCGTTCGACCCGATGCTAGTACAACATTTCAGTATGTCGCAATAGTCGGCACTCCTGGGAACTACACGGGCTTTTCAATGATAGGGGGCGGATCTGGAAAGTACTTTTGTGCAGCCTTTAAATCAGTGGAGGTGGCTAGCTACGGTATGAGGCTGCGCGATGAGATCGATAAGTTAATATTTGACTCAGGAACCCCTTGCGCACAGTTTACTAGAGCAATAAATTCGTGGAGCTATATCGGGTTTAGCCATAATTCTCAAGGGCAGACGATTGTGAACTTCACTGCCCCATCTGACCTGACATCAGGCGACTACCTGATGCTCAATAATATAGGTATGGATGTTGCTGCAAACACTGGGCGATCAGCCAAACTGTATTGCTCTTGGAGCTATGAGAGTAATCGAATAGTTATGTTTACTATTGGTGTTACGAACGTAACATCATTCTTCATACCTACTGTATTTGCGAAGCAAATTTAATATCGCTACAGACAAAATGTTAGAAGCTTATCCCGCACCGCTGGATATTTTTTCGCCTGGAGATAACTATGGGTTGGTACAAAGAGGGGAAGGTGAACGTTGTCGCTGGTCAAACCAGCGTCACCGGCGTGGGTACGAACTTCGCGGCGAACACGCTTACTGGGGATGCGTTCATCGGCCCAGACGGTCAGTGGTACGAGGTCATCAACGTCCCGAGCCCGACCACGCTATCGATCAGCCCTGCGTACCGCAGTGCCACCGTGTCAAACGCAAGCTACGCGCTGATGCCGGTGCAGGGCTATCAGCGCGACCTGGCGATTGCTGCGTCAAACATGCTTCAGCAGTGGGGCTCTACGCTGGCAGGGCTTGGTACGGTCTCGACCGAGAACGTCGTCCCGGTTAACAAGGGTGGTACTGGTGGCGCAACAGCTGCGCTGGCTCGAGCCGGCCTGGAGCTAAAGACGGGCGCTGTAGCTGATGTAGAGGGCATTGCAACGGCCGGCGCCATTATCGAAAGAGGCTCAAATACATATGGCACCTATGTAAAGTTTGCGGGTGGCCTTCTTATTGGTTTTGGCCTGCAGCGATCCCCGACAATTGCTGCAAACACTTATGCCATGACCACGGTATTGACCTATCCACATCAGTTTCTTGCCGGGACCTTCCCGTCTGTTTCCGGTATTGCATATGGGCTTTCCTCGGCGGATCACTACGGGATGTACGATATGTCTGCATACACCGCTAACAGGCACATCAGCGGCACCCTAGCAATCCGGAACGGTGGGACTGCCCAGTTCTTTGATGTTCGATACATGGTTATAGGGGTGTGGAAGTAATGATCATAAATCTATATGGGGTACGCAACGATCTCTCGCTGGAACTGGAAAAGCGCGGAGACACGTTGGTCGTCAACGGCGAGCCGTTTGATTTTTCCCGGATTGGAGAGGGTGACACGCTCCCTGCCGACGCGATCAGCAGCGAATTTTTTACCCGGGAAGTCACAAGGATCGGTGGAGATTTGATCTTTCACATCAACCTCCCGAATCCAGTGAATTACAGCCCAGAGCAAGCTTTCCCGAGCCCCGTTTCAATCAAGGCAAACGGGGTGGTCAACCTTCCAAAGCCACTGGCTCCAATTGCAACGCTCGAGGTGAGTCAAGATGAGTAACATTGATTGGGAAAGGCTGGTTACTAAGGCGATGTCCGACGCGGCGCTTGCTGCCGAACAGGCCGCGATTCAGGTTGCGACCGAGGAGCAATGGCAGCGGGCTGAAATGGAAAGTATCGCAGGGCAGTTGCTTGCACTTGAAGACGGCGATCCAATTGCGCTCCCCGGCACTGACCGGGCGTGGCGCGACTACCGCATCCAGGTGCGCGCCTGGAAGGAGGGGGCCGCCGGATACCCCGACCAAACTCTCAGGCCTATTCGGCCAATCTGATAAATCTACGAACACCAGCACCCGCCATCGAGCGGGTTTATTTTTGCCTGGAGAAAAGTTATGACAGCTTCCGATAGAGATCGGGACATCCTGGCGCGCACGTTGTGGGCCGAGGCCCGCGGTGAGGGGCTGGCCGGCCAGATCGCCGTGGCCTGGACCATTCGCAACCGCGTATTCGACGGCAAGGCCAAGTCCTGGTGGGGGGAGGGCTATGCCGGCGTGTGCCTGAAGCCATGGCAGTTCAGCTGCTGGAACCAGAACGACCCGAACTACGCCTACCTCAGCGGTGCGAAGCCGATCCCGGCCGCGCAGCTCGCCCAGGCCCAGCATGCTGCTGACCAGGTGATGTCTGGCGCGGTACCGGATCCAACCCGCGGGGCCACGCACTACTACGCAACCACAATGCCCAAGGCGCCGGCCTGGGCGGCGAAGGCCAAGCAGACGTTGCGCCTGGGGCATCACATCTTTTTCAAGGATGTGCCGTGATGACGCCCGTTCAGAAGCTGGTCGGGTTGGTGGTGCTGAGCCTGGTGCTGATGGCCAGCGCCGCCGGCGTCACCTGGCAGGTTCAGGAATGGCGCTACGGAAAACAACTGGCAGAGATCGGCAAAGCCCAGGCAATCGCCCTAACCGAGGCTGGCAATATGGCCCGCCAAGAAGAACAGCGCCGCCAATCGGCAGTGAATAAGGAGGCGAGTGATGCGCGAGAACAAAACAAGGATGCTGCTGTGGATGCTGGCACCGCTGATGCTGTTGGCGACCGGCTGCACGTCGAGGCAGGTAAATTTGCCGCCACTACCTGCGTCGATCCCGGAATTGCCCGAGGAGGCGCGTCAGCCGCCCGCGCCGCCATGGTGCTCTCCGAATTGTTCCAGCGGGCTGACAAGAGAGCGGGAGAGCTGGCGGCGGCGTATGACCGAGCCAGGATAGCAGGGCTAGCTTGCGAGCGGAGCTATCAATCGATGAACCACATTCGTGGTCGAGAAAATTAGCATGACCTCAATTCATTTAGGAAAAGCGGAATAGGACTGCGTCGACTGAGTAGCGGCAGCGCATGGGCTATGAGCGGCATCAGCCCGCAGCCTCCAGAGCTTGTCAGTAGCTCTTAGGCTGCTCCGACTACACTTTTTTTGCCAGAGTGCTTGCATAATCTTGAACGACTTCCGCTGTAGGAATCATTCCAGAGAAGCAGTGGGTTTCTTTGATGCTTCTCTGTAGTCCTATATTGACAAGAGACGCCATCACACTCGGCTTTTCACTTGTTTCGCAAGGAGCTAAGTCTTTTCAACGACCATCGTCTGACGCCTTCAGAAAATGTAGGACGAGGAGGCCAGACAGTGATTCTTTCGAAATCTATTTCTAAAGCGTCGCCGACAAAGTGCCCTCTAAAGGTGCGGACATCAGTGTAGACCGTATCACCCGTTCTACTTAGGAACGGCGTTTGCGAAACCGCGTTTAAGTCGTTTTCAGTTCGTGTGTATGGTACCGGGCTGCCGACATCGAGACCGGCGCCTTTCATGTAGGAGTCAATTTTTTTGAGTACATCATCCGGTTTTTCTACGGTGCGCCAATAGATGAAATGGCCGTCGTCAGTAAATACCAAATAGACGTGCCAAGGGGCGGTGGCTGGTCTCTCTCCTTCGGAATACCACACTTGCTCGCGCACATCAGAACTGACGCTTGTTGTGCAGCCAGAGAGGAGCATTAGGCAGAACGTAGCAATCAATAAGCGAATCATATTTCCTTCCTTGAGTTAACTATCCAACTCGAAGCGTCGCACGCAGGCTGGCCCTAAGAATTTTTAACTACTTCTGCCTTGCCGATCCGTAAAAGTGGTTCAGTACTCTTAACTCAAGCACTGCCGCGAAAACGCAGAGCGCCAAAAGCCAAGACTGAAGACTCGCTTACGATGGAGTCACCCCAACAGACCAGCGCTCACAAAAGCGAGCTCAAGATCATCCCGAAGGATACATGGAACGCCTGGAAGCCGCGAGGGTACTGACCTCAGCCACAATTGAGCGTTATACGTGGCAATCGATGCAGCTGCATTCGAGGTCCGTCAAGCGATGACGCTTTGAACCTTTCATCTATTGGGGTATGGGGAATTGATCTTCATTCCTCCGCGCATTTTTTTTACACCCGGCTCCATATCCGCCGGGCACGCGCCCTGAAAGCTGCCACTAATCACTGTGTGTTGTCTTTCAATTTTTCCATTTAGCTCAAACGACGTATCGGCCGTCAGTACATAGGATTTCGCAAGGTCGCCTTTGAAAGATCCGGCCATAATCGCTTCAGAGCAGCGTGATTTGAAATTGTAGCTATCGACGTTACCGCTTTTAGATTCGATTTTGCACTCCTGTTCGAAGTCACTCCACAGGTCGTCATCTATAAGCCTGTCTTTCTCATGGTCGACGCATACTTCCCAAGAAAACGGCGAGGTGGACGGAGTAACCTTCCACAAACCTGAAGCGCGTTGCAGACGCAGCGATGGTTCAGCGGCTGACGCCAAAAATGTTACTGAGAAAGCAATTGCGGTCGACAGCAATATGGCGAAGTACTTCATCATGCATCCTATTTGTAGATGATCACGTTGAGCAGGATACTTAAAAAACAAGTCCTCCTCGCTTGGAAAGAGCCATTGATTCACAGCTGCGTGCCTAAACTGCCCACGGCATGGTCAGCGTTACTTGCGTAGCCCGCAATACCCAATGTGCCTCAGCGCATGCTCAACGAGTTATCGTCATCACCGATGCCGGCGACCAAGGATTGATCGCGCTGCGGGCGTGCCAGGCGTAAGTAAGAGCCATTGCGCATTGAGGATGATGGGCTACGCTTTTGGCTTGGATGTTCAGGACAGCAATTTTTCATTAAAACTGACAGGCTCTTATGGACAAGCAGCTGGCAGGTCTTTCATTCTTTCTCACGCTTAGCTGGGTTGCCTCTGTGATCTTCGTCATGTGGTTTTTCAGCAAATGATCACGTTAGCTGTATCAGCTCTGGCCCTTTGTTTCGAACGTTGCCCACGGCCGTGTTGACTTTAAACCATTCGAAAGCCTCGGCCGGCTCGCCCTGGTGCAACACCATCTGCTCGGCACGCTCCTTGGGCGTGGCCGGGTCCAGCCATTCCCTGGCCAACTCCGGCGTTAGCACCACGGGCCGCCGGTCGTGGATGTCCACCATGCCGCCGGCGCTGTCGGCGGTGATGATGACAAAACCGTCATGCTCGCCTTGGCCTTCATCTGCGTCGGGTAGCTGGCCTATGGCCGCGCACAGCACTGGCGCGCCATCCCGCCGGCGGATCAGGTAGGGCTGTTTCTTAGGCCCGCCTTCATCAACCCATTCAAACCAGTTGTCCACGGGCGTGATTGCCCGGTGCGGCCAGATCGCCCTGAAGAATGGCCCGTGGGCCACTTTCTCCACGCGGGCGTTGATCGGGGCTGCTCTATCCTTGGCCCAATGCGGCCGCCAACCCCACCGCACCAGGTCTGCGTGCAAGGTTTCATCCTGCAGGTGGAGCAGGGCGACTTGGGTTGTGGGCGCCACGTTGTAACGCTCAAGTGGTGCCTCACCCACTGAGTTTGCCAGGGCGTTGGGCATGCTCAGTACCGCAACGAAGTCATGAATTCCGCTGTACTGTGAAAGTCTTCCGCACATCGGCAAGCCCTCGGTAGAAACTTCAGCTTAGATCACTCGGCAGAATCTTCATGGGGGTACTTCCCCAGGCCCCGTTTGTAGCCCGCGCAAGCGCCCATTCAAGTGAATTGAGCTTGCTTGTGACAAAACCCAGGTCTGTATTGCAGCTAGAAAGAGCGCTATCGGACGCCTTGAGCTCTGCCCGAAGCTTGTCGCGCTCGGTAGATAACTCAGCGTGCATTCGCACCAGGCCGTAGATGTCCTCTCGGGCTTTGCGAAGCTGCAGGTGCAGTTCCTGAATCTCGTTCTCCAAGAGCAACGCGTGTTGCTTGTGCATTTCTAGAGGCGTAGGGCATCCAAGCCACTCGCAGGTGTCTTCATCGATGTTCATGGCGGGGTAATCCGAGTGCTGTATATATGTACAGTAATCGAGATTTGTACAGGCTGAGGTTGCGAGGCGACGAACTGCTGGTGTTCCCGACGATCAGTCAGGGAGCGTTGAGAACGGCCAAGGCTAGCTTGATGAACTCTTCGTTCCGGTCGATGGTGTCCAACGCGCCGCGAACGTTGTCGGCAACTTCGGTGCCGCCTTGCTGCTCAACCCAGTTCGTAAGCTCCATGATGGCTGCTTCAAGGGCGAGTTGGTTTTCGTTGATTTTGGACAGCAGGGAAGGGAGCAGGTCAGAGTTCGGCATCGGTGTTCCTCCTTGGAGTGAACAGCGTAGCAGTTGGGTTGCTTGGTGGTGGATTGTGAGCGGTCGACAGGACGCCGGGGAAGGGATAATTGCGGAACAGCTTGTAGAATTGCGGAACAGAAAAGATAAGGGCCTGCATGAAGTTCATCAT